TTAACTAAAATTACAGTAGAAAATAAATTTGAATTGATTTTTCGCACAAGGTGGGCTTAAATAATGAAAGCCCAGCCTTGGGTGAAAGCTCATCAAATAGATGTGTATCTATAAAACCAAGTTAGTGACCACGAATCCTTCTTGGTTTTTTTATTTTCTAAAAACATAGTAAGCCCATCCAATCAAAATTGTAAACAAGAATTTCGTTATGCTTAATTCGTAGCTACTACATTTTGCTTAATTACTAACTATTCGGATTTTTCGATGAGTTGGTCGCAGTCAAGGAACACTGACACCCCAATTTAATCATTAATTTGGTATGCGATGCTTCTTTACTTTTATGTTAAAATATGAATTAGCTGCAATTTTGCACATTATACTAACAATAGTTTTTTTGACTTTAGTTTAACCAAAAGGGGTTTTCACATGCTAAATTTATTCACACTGTCGGTTTGCTTCATATGGATTATGGGATGCACAGGTTGCCAAACAATTAAGGAAAAAATCAAGGATACTGATCTATGCGAAACAGATAATTGTTCCACTCGAACAGATCCGATTTTGTCACCCGACCCAATACCTGAAATAGACACGGTAGAAATTTGTGATAGCCCTGATTGTATCGATCATCAAAAACCTTCAGAGCCAGAACCACAAGATCAAACTCTAACTGAATTGCAAAAAGAATTTTTAGATGCTCACAACGATTGGAGAAAATCTGTTGGCATTCATCCACTCAAATACTCTTCTGAGTTGGAAAAGATTGCTACTGATTGGTCTAAAATTTTGATTGATGATTACTTCTGTAAAATGATGCACAACCCAAGACGTGGCCAAGGCGTTGGTGAAAACATTTACTGGCACTCTAATTATAAAATGTCTAATCCAACAAAAGCCGTAGATGCTTGGGGTGAAGAAGTAGGGGACTACAACTATGAAACTAATAAATGTGCTGATGGCAAAGTATGTGGTCATTACACACAAATTGTTTGGGCTGATACTGAACGTGTAGGATGTTCACTTAGGCGTTGTGATGCTGGCACTCAGGTCGTTGTTGTTTGTAATTATGAGCCAGCTGGTAATTGGGTTGGTAAAAAACCTTATTGATGATATGATTATTTTCTATCTACTCCTGTTCCAAAGATAGTGATATGATTATTTTCTGGTAAAAACCCCTTGATATGAATCGAGGGGTTTTTGTTTTTCAAACATCATACATCATCATTATCGCTTGCCTAATGATAACACCATAGCCTCCATACTTTTCACCATCTTTTTTAAGTTGATTAGCAACGCTTTCAGGTAAGCACACGCCTAGTCTAACTGTTTTTTCTTTGGCATCTAAGTGCGGTCTTCCTAGTTTGATTGGGTCTTTTAATAATTTATTTTTTAGAATTTTCTTTTTAACTTTTTTCTTTGCCATTTAAATCATCTCATAAAAACAAGGTTGTACTTTTGTTGTATAGTAAAGTTGTATCATTAAATAAGCAACAAAAAAAACAACCCTCTCGATATTGAAAGGGTTGCCATGTTGCAATTACAAAATAATGAACTAAATAAATACTTTGATGTCTTTTATATCTTTTAAGTTTTCAATCAAATAACTTTGAACAACACCGAGGGATCTAAATAATGCTTGTGATGTATCACCAGTAATTAAACTATACGTAATACTATCGCTTATTCTAAATATAAACGGTATAATCGGTTGCTCAACTTCTGGAAATGTTAATATTGGCCGTAAATCTGTTGGGTTTTTGATCTCAACTTCTGATTTAATTGCATGACCGACAACAGTGCTTTGACTTACGCCGTCATCAGATTTTTTAAATTCATCTTCTTTTTTAACAGAAGCTGCAACTTGCATCAATGTATCTCTCATAGGCGTACATTTAAACTTAGAGAGTAGCGCAACGATAAACTCTTCGCTGTCCATATTTTTAAGATGTTTAATATCACAAATGTAATCATGGCACTCTGATACTGCTAGTGTTTCAATTTCTGCATCTGCATTGTGTTCTTGAAAGTGTAACGAAACTCTTTTATTATCTTTCACTTTCATATATAATGGCGCGTCGATTATTTCTGAAAGCATTTTAGTATAGGCAATAATACCGTCTAATGTTGAAAAATACTGCGTTTCTAGTTGGTCACTAAAAAGCTTATCATAGTCACCGTCAGGTTGGACCATGAAGTGTCTACCATTTATTTTCATTGCTTGTGGTCTTTTGTATTGACTTAATAGAAATTCTAAACCTTCTTTTAACATTTTAATTTCCCTTATTTGCTTGGTTAATATCACTTAAATCTAATTCTTTCCAACTACCGTCTATTTGTACTGTCATAATAATTCCCCTTAAAGTATTACTTAATTTAGTTCGATTAAACACTACCTTATTAGCCTAGCAGTTTCTAGCCTTTTCTTGTCACGAACGAGCCTGTTACCTATTTTATCCCAATCACAGAAACCTTTAGGAATAGCATATAGTTGGTTTTTCCTGTTTGGTGGTATAAACATACCTTGTGATATTGCCTCGTCAATCGCCGAGTTTATATCATGACACACTTGTTCGCTTCTATCAAAACCGTGATCACGAGCGATAGGCAAAATAATGTTTACTATATTTTTTAGAATACTATTTTCACTTTGGAGTTGGCTTATTTTATCAACGCCTTTTGGTTGGACGTAATATTTGCTAGATGTTTTTTTACTCATTATTTTTGCCTACTTTTTTTAGTATTCTAGTGAAATGTCTGTACGTATAAATTGTTTTCTCGTCAAGAAAAACATCGTATAACACAACTTTCCTTGATCCATAATGATCAAAGTAAATACAGATAACATCAAAATCATTCCATTTGTATTTGAAACTAACGCCCTCATGACTCGATTCTACAAAGCGCACAAAATCACTTCTGCTTTCAATTTCTTTTCTAATTTCTATTGTTTTTTTTGGAGTAATATTAATTCTAATACCTCGCTTTCTGTCAATATCTTCATAGGTTCTATTATAATTATTACTTTTGGGTTTTCTTCGTTGGTTGCCACACACTTGATTAGCTCAACGTTATTAAATCTTTGATCATCTATACCCAAACATATAGCAAGGGAGTCGCTAAGTGCTTTTTCTCTGTTTGATACATCACATTTTTTAAGTGCTCCTTTTTTTGTAAAAACTTTAGAGTATGGAAACATGACGTAATATGTCATTTTAAATGACTCAAACTCTTTTAATGCATCACGTGCTTCTCTAAACTCGCTTTCTCTAGCCCAATGGTAAGCGTTCACTTCCTTTAAATACTGCGTGTATTCTTTCGATTTGACCTTGTTAACTTTTCCATTTTTATAAAATGAATTGTAAAGCTTGCTTAATTGAGGGGGGAAAGGAAAACTTGGGATAGTAATTTTAAGTTTCTTTTTGTTGTCCATGAATTAGCTCTTGTGTAGTTTTATGTAACTAAACTATAGACCTAAACCAAAAAGTTAGCAAGCGACGGGAAGAACCGAAAAAACCCATCGCTTGCTTATCAACTTCTAAGAGGACGTTTCAAGTATTATACTATATTTTTTCCCTCAAAAAAACCTTGTGCTTAAAGTTTAACTAAATAAGTTATCCTTAATTAATTACTAGTTGACCGTGACCATGATTCTGACCGTGACCCTGACCATGACCGTGACCCTGACCGTGACCCTGACCATGACCGTGACCCTGACCATGACCCTGACCGTGACCATGACCATGACCGTGACCCTGACCATGACCCTGACCATGACCGTGACTGTGACCCTGACCCTGACCGTGACCATGACCATGACCGTGACTGTTCATACCCTGTTCTTAAAATAGCTTGATTCATTTTCTTACCTAAACCAACGTTGAAACAATATTAAATACAGTCTTAGTTCTTTCCAAATCCGTACAGCTATCAAGTAAATCAATTTTTGATCTTTTTAGTTTTGTCTCAACAACTTTGTCAGTTACTTTTTCTAGGATTGCAGCAATTTTATTTATCAATAAATTGTTTTCTTCGTTTGTTTTTTGGTCGGATTCTTCTACCACTGGCACACCGATAACCTCAAAATCAGCTTTGTAATCAGCTGGTGTTCCTGTTGCTTCTTGATCCATTATTTGAGCTGCGGATTCAATTTCAACAGACATAGGTAAGAACTTTGATAGTCTACGTATTGCTGTCTTCTTTGCCATCTCATCGTAGTGATCATTCCAAATCTTATTTTCGTAGCGCACACCTGTTCTGATTTTTTCAATCTCAGGCTTTGCCATTACGACAACATGATTGCCACCATTTTTGTACTTAGCAACTGCATAGGCAGCTTTAAACTCGCCTCTATCATCACTCATATTCGGGATGTGCTCTAGTTTTTTATCTGTTCCAAGGTGATAAGTAAAATCATCATTTGAATAAATTACTTCTGCATAGATTTCTGTAATTTCTCCTGATCGTCTAGCAAGTTCGATTAGTCCCTGATACCCGATAATACACTGTACATCACGCTTGAAAGGGATTAAGTGTACTCGGCCGAGTGTTTTGCTTGGCTCTAGTCCAAGTTGAGCGCAAGTCATAACAGCATGCATGAAACTGTAGGGATCACACATACCTAGTTTTGGGTTTTGTCTGATCTGGCTAGTCATAACTCTAACTAGACGGCCTACATCAAATCCTTTTGGTAGAATTTCATTGATCACACTCTTATTGTTTTCCATAAGAGTGATTGCTTGTGGTTTTTGATTTTGTTGTGCTGGTTTATTCATAATTTATCCTTAATTACTAGTTGACCGTGACCCTGACCGTGACCCTGACCGTGACCCTGACCATGACCGTGACCCTGACCATGACCCTGACCATGACCCTGACCATGACCGTGACCGTGACCGTGACCCTGACCGTGACCATGACCATGACCGTGACTGTGACCCTGACCGTGACCATGACCATGACCGTGACTGTTCATACCCTGTTCTTAAAATAGCTTGATTCATTTTCTTTCTTTCGGCAAATCAAAATCCCAAGGCGACGCATCTATAATAGCGCCTCTCCCAACTATTACTCTATGATTCGGGTTGTAAGGCTCAATTTCATTCAACTCACCCGTCATACAAGCTTTATTAAAATCTCCTGTGCTAGCAACCCATGAAGCTTCTTTCAATACTAGCTCTTTTTCGTAAACTTCAACCAATCTCCCAACAAAATAATTAGTGACTGATCTTATTAAGTAATTTGTCTCAATTTCATAAGGAATGGATGCTGTTTTAACATCACATACATTGTTATTATCAATTCCTATTAAATTTTTGATTTCTTTGATTTGGCCTAATGTTAAATCGTCTAAATTAATTTTCATTCTTAAATTCCCCTTAGTTATTTAGTTATTTTTTTCACACCAACATTTAATTTAAATGAGTGTTGCTCGTCCATCAACAGCAATATTTTTTCTAAACTTTTTGTTGCAGCTGCTTTTTCAATATCGTTTGATTTTTTGGAGTTTATTACTTTTTGAGATGCTTTGATTTCAGCTTTAATCATTGCTTCTTTCCAATCAAAAACACGTTCGACTTTATCTTTGTGCTCTAAGTAATCTAAAGCTTCTGGCTCTTTTTTCCAGTTGAATTTCGTTTCTACAAAGTCAGTCATATTAATAAGATCGTCTTCTGTAGGCGCAGCCTTTGGCTTGTACGTAACTGATTTCGATAGCTTTAGCATTAGATCACCAACCGCTAATTGCTCGTAGCCTCCTGATTTTAACGCTTGCTTTAAATACTCTTTATAAGATTTTGCTTTGTTGTCTTGAGTTTTTGCGCTTTTTGCAAACATAGCTGCTTTTTCTTTGAGTTCAGCTGCATTAATTTCAAGTCGTTTGATAAACTCAATAACCCACTCAGCATGGTTCGCTATATCAGCTAGAAGCTCTTGAATTTCTTCTGGGCGTTCTGGCTCGTCAAGTCCTTCAGCATAGCGTTGAAATTGAATAACCTTTTGTATGATAGAGTTATTTTCATGCGTTTTTTTGATCACAGGTTTTTCCGTCATTTTGATACCTCAATATTTACAATGTTTTTTGGAGAGTTAGCTAAATAGGCACAAGTCCTTACCTCTTCATGTATACAACCTCTTGTTAACAAAAAAGCTTGTGCCTAGTTAGCTTGGTATTTAGTTATACTAAATTACGACATAAATAAACAAAAAAACACAACATGCTTAACAATTAAGCTATGCTGTATCAATTGACTGCTTAATCAAACGTTAAATCAGCAATATTAGCAGAAGTTTGATTAGGAACTGTTGCATCTCCTAAAGTAGATGTTTGCGGACAATTATCTATATCTGTGTAATTGATTCTGAAATTATATTTTTTACTAACTGATTCAGTTTCAATAACAGAAATTTCTACATAACCATTTTCATCAAAATCAGCACGTTGAATATTAGCAATGACAAGCGTTCCGTTGTTTGAAAACGTTTTCTCATTTTCTATTTCTAGCACACCATTTTTTGCATCAGCTTGAATATCTTTCAAATACGCATATACAAAGCATTCCAATGGCGTATCTGGTATTACTCCTTGAAAACCATAGGCAATATAAACTTGCGTGATATCTGGTGTTGTCGTCCCATCTGTTGAATGTAGTATAGCGTTTACTTTAAGAATACGACCATTTGTTAAATCAAGTGATCCCTTGTTTGTTTCAATCTCAGATTCAGTATTAGATTCTGCAATCAATCCAAGCGTAGCAGTCACCCAAGAAGAAGAAGTGACGTTAAAATATTTTGGTATCTCATTGACTAATAGTTGAAACGAAACAGAATCGCTTCCAACTTCTGTATATGTCGCAGAAAATGTGTCGAGAGAATCAGTAAATACACCCGAATTATTTACAACTGACGGATTGTCTGTAGCATATAGTTGGCCAGAATATTCAACGTCCAAATTGCTAATGCTTGATTGTATGTTCGATGCTTGGAAAACTATATCTATATCAAGAGTGTCACTGGGCGTTAGCGTGTCGATGTTAGCAGCCACCGTTGCTTCGCTTGACGCTTGTGCATAGCTCCCATCTGAAGTAGCCCACGCCGCTCCGTTCCAGTATAATCCATTTAAAACATATTTAGGTGCATTAACTTCTGTTGTAGTCATGCCATCAAAAGAATCTAATACTCCCTCACCGCCGTACGCAAATTGTGGCATCTCGGTAAAAGCCTCTGCATATACTGTTTGAGGCACAATATAACCTGATGTGTATGGTGCAGTATGTTGAACTGAGTTAAACAGTATAACATCATCAAACGACCCTTCAGCAGTATTATAAATTTTATCAGTAGAACCTATGGATAATGTTGTTGCTGAACCGCCATTAGTCCAAGCACCTAAACTTACTGTTCCGTGCAATGCTCCATCTATAAATAGCCTAACAACACCCGATACGCTATCGTAATTTAGCGCAAATTCATATTCGGTGCCAAGTACAGCAGTCCATGCTCCCCCTATTGCCAATGCAGTAACTACAGCAGTACCAGAAGCATTACTAATTGTTATACGCAAGTTGTTGCCAGAAGGTGAATTTGTCATCACAATGCGGTCGTTGTTTGATAATGGGTTAACAAGAGCCACGACATTTACATTTGAAGCAGGACCTCCGTTGTAGTTAGGCGTATATTTGAATTTTATTTCACCCTGAGCACTCGCAAGCATAGCATTATCATAATGCGCACCATACCCAGCACCTATACACACAAGTTTACCAGCCGTTACTACTGGTGTCCCTGTGAGTGTTGGAACGTAATCGCTCCAATTTTCTTTTACATTCAAACCCGACGCACTATCAAGCACGCTAAAATTGCAACCAAATACAGAATTAGCGGGCGTTTGGTCTTTTGGTTCGAGAGTTCCAGTATTAAACTCAACTTTGTTTGTGTCAAACGTGAATCCAGTTGAACTAGAAAAATTTTGTACGAAATGTTGTTCTGGGATAGGTATATATTTTAGTTTAGCTAGAGCAACCATTGATATTTTATTAGCATCAAATGTAAAATCAGATGGAGTATTATAGTTGATTATTTGTTCAAAGCTCATTAGTCATTCTTTCCTTTTTTAAATTCGATCACACCAACTCAATATGTGGTAAATCGTGAAAGCTTTGGTCTTTTGTTTTCCAATCACCATCCCAATCAGATCCAACCCTTATTTTTATTCCTAACTCGTCAGCTACACGCCTAATATAACCTATCACCATGTAAAAACTACCGTGATCACTCCAGTTAATAGGATATAATGAAAGATCGACAGCCATGCTTGGTACTTTATTGTGCTTTGACTGTGGAAACTTCAATTTACTTTTTTTCTCACGATAAGCCTTATTTTGTTCTGCTTCAGTTCTATGCCCACACAATATTGTTATATCAATTTTCTTAATAACAAAATTTAAAAGAAGCTGCAAATCAGGATGACATGTATCTAATCTAGCTTGTGAAGATTTTCCGAACTTAGGCATAAAAGGCTCCTTTGTAGTTTAATAGGGGGTCGTTACACCCCCTTTGGGCTTGGTTTACTAACCATTAAAACCCTAAGCAAATGTCTTAATCAGTTTTATCGTCGCTGGCAATATTTTATCTAGCACAATCGCCTTTTGTGCGTCAGTCATATTTTTAACTTGTTCTGGGATTTCATCAGCACCCCAAAATGCCTCGAAAATACCGAGTGCATTTTCAGCTGCAACTTGTCCAATTTCACTCATTGTCAATTTTCCGTCGTCCATTTTTTGCTCGTGAATGTCGTCAACAATTTCAACATAACATTCTGCAACGTCTAATATTTCGTCAATGCCCACAGTGTTATCTAAAGTTTCCATATTAACCGCCTTTTAAGTTTAATTAAAATATAGTTTTTAATTGATCTATTCTAATTCTAACATATTTATTTCAAAAGGCGCATAGCTCTATCATAAAAATATGTAAAATTTCTAGAAACTGTATAAGCATAATAAGAACTATTAACATCGTTATACAAAGCTTGTGCACTTGCAACGCCAACAATCTCACCGTTTGATATTAACGGGCCACCAGAATCACCTTGCCCGACACTCGCATTAAAATAAGTGCCTCGCTCTGTTTGAGTTATTTGATAGCCTTCAAATTGAACTATGCCCCTTTCAAGGTAGTCGTTGAGTTTGTACGTATTAAAGCCAATACGCTTTTTACCTGCGCCGCTTCTGTAAGGACGATAGTTGTTTACTCCATACCCAACTAAAGTTAAAGGTGACCCCTCCTTTAATCTCTTGTTTGAAACTCTCATGGTGTATTCAGAAATATTCTTAGCAAACTTCACAAAAGCAAAGTCATGAGGCAGTCCAGAAAATGTGTAAGAATAATCTTTGTTGCTCACTATTTTAACGGCTTGATGTCCTAATGCTTCAACCCCTACAACACCGTCAACACAATGAGAAGCAGTTAAAATCAAATCTCTTTGTATAAAAGTGCCAGTACAAAGCCCAACCGATCCATTGGAGCGAAAAAGTTTCAGACTAGCTACCGCTGGGTAGCTAACTGTTTCAACCCCATTAACTACCTGTGTATTGGATTGCTTATTTTCAACGCCACAACTAAACATAAATAAAACTAAACTTAATAATAAAAATCTCATAAAATCACCCTATCTATTGTTTTGTAAATTTGTTACATGTTGCGTGAAGTCATAGCACCCCCAAGGGTTAGCTTTTGAAATGCCTTGCCCCCAAAAATCTCTATCTGCTCTTATCTCGCGAATAGTACCGTTCTGACTTCCTTTTGCACTTGTGGAGTAATCCCACACGGTATTATTAGTAGATACGGAAAGAACACTTGTTTTGTCTGAGTTGGCCAATCCTTCCCTACTGTTAAGCTTCAGACAAAGCTTTGCTTGATTGATTGGTGATCCCTTTGGCAGCCTAGAAATATCAGCGATCAAATAGCCTTTAGAACCAAACATTTTTTTTACTAACATTACATTTTGTTTATTATTAAAATCGTGACTGCCTAAAGAAATCGAACTTACCTCATCTCTGAAATTTAATTCAGTTCCCGAACCGTTTCCATGATTGATAACAAACAAAGGTTTTCGATCTGCATTTCCTTCCCAATCGAAAATTATTCCACAAGAGCCGCAAGGCTCAAACGTCTGCTCAATAATGATGTTGAAATAAAGTTTATCAGTCGGATTAGGTTCTGGTTCTGGTTCTGGCTCTGGTTCGGTTGTTGTCTCACAATCAATCGAATCTAAAACACTAGAATCAAGGTCACTGGTAGCAAGCACGACCTTATCAATATAAGGACGTTCAACTAATTTTTTCTCAATAGAAAATTCATGCACACCCGCACTTTGAATTTCTATTGTAACTGGTCCTTCAGCTTCACCATGCCCGCCTTGAAACTTTGGCTTCCAACTCCATACAGAACCTTTTTGAAGCCATATCTGAGACTTTCCAGCTAAAGGATGTCCACTAGGTGCAACCACTCTTTGACCGTCAAGATTAAGATACAAACCGTTGTCTGTGTGGCCTTCAGCCATAGTTTTGATGTGAACATACCAGCGACCAGCTTTAGGGAAATCTAAGCTATATTTTGCAACACCTGAATCACCTACCTGAATAACTTTTCCACTTGCACCAGCTTTATCAATGACCGAATAACCCGACTGTGAAGTAAAATTTTCAGCCTCGAAAATTATTTTGTCTTCACAAGTTTTAATTGGCTTATTCGGCTCAGGCTTTGGGTTTTCACCACCGTTGCCTTGGCACATGCTTAAGTTCGGAAGTATAGAACAAACGATTCCACTTATCGCACCAGTTCCCAAGTCGGCAACCGTACAAACTGGATTACTTGGAAGTATTTTGCAAATCCAACTAACAGCACCACCTAAGCCCGTTCCGCTTTCTGGTTCCGGCTCTGGCAAAGGCACAGGTAAAGGTTGAGGTACGTAATCTGGTGGTATTTGATCCTCGAAAGGATTTGTACTTGTAGCAGAACCAGATCCGCCAGCTCCTCCCGAACCTCCTTCACCGCTTGCGCTTCCACTTGTCGAATTTGTCTCATGTTCGTTGTCAAGTTCAACTGTCTCGTTGTCTTGATTTCCTGCGTAAATGTGAATGTCTTGCTCACCCTCACCACATCCAAGAAATAAAAATGTTGATAAAAATAAATGTTTCATAATAAACTCCTAAGTTAATTTTAAATTAGCAGTTTTTTGACGATGCTTAGGTCAAAGGTTTATTTATTTGTTGGTGTTAATATGCCCAAGTTGGCTTTGAATCTAACTCAAAATCTCCAGAAACTCTTATAATAGTGGAGTTGTTTTCAAATCCAACTCCTACTGTTCCATTACCTCCTGTTGTAGTCGAATATGACCATCCATTGGAAAACATAATATTTCCTGCTTGGTTAAAACTAGTTTTAAATGTTGTTCCACTAATTGTGAAACTTCCATCAGTAGCAGTTGTCATGGTCGCATCCACTGTTAATTTTAGTCTCCACGCTCCATCTACTGTTTGATAAGGCACCAAAATAGCTCTATTAACACTCCAGCCGGTTGGGGTTGAAGAAAAAGTTACATCAGATTGTGTGTATTGTTTGTGCGCTTTAACTAACCCACTCTTAGTACTAGTCGCTTCATCAATTTTCTGAAAAACTTTACCATTCCTAAGCGCATAATAAAGCTCACTAGTTACAAGCGTGCCTCCTACGTTTGAACTTGTATATTCAACTTGGCCTGTGGTATCATCAATTGATAGCGTTACACCTGAAACGTCACCATCTCGGTATTGTTCTGTGATTGATAATAAATCAACATCATCTTTGTCTATTGTGTAGATTCGTTTTTCTCGTGTTAAAAAATCACCGTCTAGCCTAACAAGATAATTTCTTGTGTTGCCATCTAAATCTATAAAATGACCTCCTACTAAAATATTGTCATCATACTCATTATTTAGACTAAGAATAGCAGCATCAAACCCAGTGCCTAGATTTGTATAGAACGATGTGTCTTCAGTTCCATCAGAATTTAAACGCATCAATCTATTTCTTGTGTTGCCATCAAGAGTTGTGAAATAACCACCTATTAAAATCTTACCATCAGATTTAATCGAAGCAGTATAGATCATGTCATCAAACCCAGTACCTAGATTTGTATAAAACGCTGCGTCTTCCGTCCCATCGGAATTTAAACGTACTAATTTATTTCTTGTATCAATATCAAGAGTTGTGAACGTACCTCCTACTAATATTTTTCCATCGGATTGGGTTGAAATCTCATATACTGACCCACTAAACCCAGTTCCTAGATTTGTATAGAATGCTGTGTCTTCTGTTCCATCAGAATTTAAACGCACTAATTTGTTTCTTGTATTGCCACCAAATGATATATACGACCCACCAGCCAAAATCTTACCGTCTGATTGAATACATAGTTTGTAAATATTACTAGCAAACCCCCCTGCTAAATTCGTATAGAATGTATTGTCTTGCGTACCATCTTCATTTAAACGTACTAATCTATTTCTTGTACTTCCATTAAATGTTGTATATGACCCACCAGCCAAAATCTTACCATCTGACTGTGTTAATATTATGTTAATATTTCCACTAAACCCAGTGCCTAGATTTGTATAAAATGCTGTGTCTTCAGTTCCATCGGAATTTAAACGCACTAATCTATTTCTTGTATTGCCACCAAGAGTTGTGAATGTACCACCTACTAATATTTTTCCATCGGATTGAACTTTTATGGCTAAAACATTTAAGTTAAACCCCCCTGCTAAATTTGTATAGAAATCTGCGTCTTCCGTCCCATCAGAATTTAAACGTATCAATCTATTTCTTACGTTTCCATCAAATGATGTAAGTGATCCACCAGCTAATATTTTGCCATCTGATTGAACAGCAATAGCATAAACTGAACTATTTAAACCAGTACCTAAGTTAGTATAAAATGCTGTGTCTTCAATACCAGCTAAACCAACATGATTTCTTTCAAAATAAGCTTCTAAACTCCAATTTTGATATTTAGTTTTGTCAGCAATCAAATCAGTTATATTAACAGCACTAGATTGATTATCTAAAATAGAAAATTGACCATATTGATTTCGATCTGTTTCTTGAGTTAAGTACTTAATCCACTCGTCTGTATTCTGCAATTGCCAGTTAGTTGTCTCAGCTGGTGGCTGTTCGCCTCCCTCCCAACCGTCTTCTTTTTTCGTTGCGTTAGGCTCAACTGAAATTGTTGCTTGATCTGGGTTGCCTTCAGTCCAATCTAAACTTGATGTTGGTTTACTTACCATTTTTATAAATCTCCATTGTTAGGTTCTTACTAATAAACTAGCCCAAACACCGCCAATTAACGGGTCGTAAATGCTACCAAATCCCTTGCCAGTCGTACCGCCGTCACTACCCGCAAAACTAAATGTTTCTGTTGCTGTTATTTTTATGATAGCAGAAACCTGAACACCTCCCAAGGCTGCGCTTTCAATTCTTTCATAGAGTATGTTTATTTCGTCTGTTGGTATATCAACATCAATATAAAAACTCATGTTTCCGTTGCCAAGATTCACGTATTTAACAATAGTTGCTTGTGTTAGGTTTTCCACAAGCAAAATTAAACTCTCTGGATCACCTTGAGCTGTGTTGATTGAAATTTGAACGAACAATTCAGCACGATAGTTTTCATCACTTTGGCCTATAACCCGATCCAAGCCAACGATAGAGCCTATTTGATCAAGTTGAGCGCCTACAGCATCATTTATTGATCGTGCGTTGGGGAATTTTTGTAATTCAGTTTCAATCAATTGTGATCTATTTGAAAAAATTTCAACCAAAGCATTTATATTAGGCTTTTCTTTGTATTGCTCAAGCAGTCGATTTTTTGCATCTACGACATGAGTTGTTATTTCGATTATTTCAGCCATAATTAAACCTCAACTGCTGTAATTCTTGCACTGTCAAAACCAGCTTTTTCTCTTTGCGCTATGATTATGTTATCGTCAAAGCCTCCATACGTCACTGTATTCGTACCTGTGCCAGCATCAGTATAAGCTATAGGATCTCCTCCACGATCATCTAAAACCAAGAATGTATTAGTATCGATCACGTCAATATAATAGCTTGTGCTTGCGCTTAAGCCCGTTGGTAAAGCACCGCCTGAATTTGAAAACTTAACTCTGTTATCATCTGATAAACCATGACCAGCTAAAGTTGCTAATAAATCACCCGTACTATCCGATGCTGTAAATGTTCCACTTCCTGCAACTGGAAAATCAGCAACACCGACCCTGATAGCAACATCAGTTATTCCGTCTATATGAGAAAACGAATTAATTAATGGAGTGTAAACGATTACATCTTCACCAATTTCTAAATCGTTACCATAAGCAAGTATTGCAGCTTCAACCAATGCGATACCGTCTACAGGGAAATTAGTATCAGTTGTTAAATCAACCTCGACCCAGATAGTTACATCTGTCGGCCTTGAAAAATAAACTTTCTGGAAAAAACCATTTGAATCCGTAACAGTCTCTTCAATGTCGCCGTACATGGTTATACCAGCACCAATAACATCCCAAATATCATCTGCTATATCTTGATTTACACCGCCCTCGACAACACAATCAACGCTGTGTGGTGGCCTTCCAAATGCATCTGTGTTATTTGTTCTGTTGTTGAACACAAGGACAGATGTGACTCCTAGAACTTCTGAAATACTAGCTCTAATAGCGTCTACGGTCGCCTTACCAGCTTGTGCGATTTCAGTTTCACGCCTTAATTTTAATTCAGCATCTTCCTCAGTTTCGTCGCCTAGCGTTGCATCAGCATCGTTTATAATGCTTTCAACTCCATTTATTGGCGTGTCGATTACTATTAAAGAGCTAGTAGGCGCTTGCACTGCGCCTTTTGTTGTGGCAGTAAACTCGCCTTCAATTTCTGGGTATTTACCTTCTGTCTCTTCTGTGATTGTAATGCCTACAGCACCACCAGCGTCCAAAGAGTTAGAGCCAACCGTTAGTATGTCGAAAGGAGTATTTGCGCTATCACCAACGAAAGTAATTGTGTGGCCAATTGTATAATCACCCGTAATTGAAACATCGTCTATACCCTCCAAAGCTTCTAGTGCTGTTTCTATTTCACCAACCGTAGCATTAAAATCTAAATCAGCAGTTTGATTGCCATCGTATACATAAGCAATAATTCCCGACGTCGGAACAGCCGAATAAACTATTTTTTGAACTTCACTAACACCCGCTGCAATAGTAACTGGATCATTTAATTTAAATTTAGCGTCGGGATTATTTTCAACTGATGCCTCAAACGTGTTAGGAACGACAGTTGTAGCAACGCCTATAATTCTAGCAACAACAGTAGAATAAGTGGAAGCCCTGCGTTTTGTTCCAGTTATAGCAACAGAGTTATCAAGTGGAACCCCTTCGGCTGTGTCGGGATAAGCAGAATAATAAAGTTGCTCCATTTTTTCCCAAAGCTCGGCTTCACGTTCTGACATGATACCTATCAATTGACCTTCTGGAGTTCTAGCGTCAAGATTAACTGAGTCACCGTATGACCCCCTAAAATCGTCTTCTAATTCTGTTTTTATAATTGGGAGCCGTTTTAATACAAAGCCCTCTGGGGTAATTCCATAAGTTGTCATATTGCTACTACCTCACTAAAGTCGATTATTTTATCATAAATTAAAGCACTAAATGTATAGCTCAATTCTCTTTGTGCGCTGTCTAAGTTTAAATCAAAATCTATTAATTCTCTTACACCTATAGTGCCTAATATTACATTTTTAAAAGCTGCTTCAATTGAAATAGGGTTTGGATTTTTTATAAAAATATCTTGAAAATATGGAACACCCAAGCTTTGATTTAAAAACCATTCGCCAAAAAATGTTCTAATGTTTTGTCTTAAATTTTGAACAATCTCATCGGGTCCGCTTACAATAGAAAACTTATTTTGTTCTATTAATATGTCTCCGTCTTCTGCACATTTAAAACCACTCATTAAATAACGCTCCTTGCTGCATCTGTTAAAGGCAAAGGCCCTGTTGCTGGCGGTGTTTGATCAAAACCGATTGTAGTTATTAAAATAGTTAAAACAGCATCCCTTATTTTTTCTGGGAAAGGTGAGTCGTCAACATCTTGCACACTATCAGGGTCTGTTCCTATCATTTCTTCTATCTTCGCACCAACACTTGAAGTATTCGGAGTCGTAGACGTTACTGATCCGAATGTATTAGCTGGCAACGGTGGCTCACTTAAATAAGTTCCAACTTGTGTATTGTATGTACTACTTGTTAAAGATGAAACAAAACAATTAGCCAAAGCAGCTATAGCCGAAGCTTCTGGCTGTGGGGTTGTGGGTAAAGCTGTAAGCTGAGTAATCAAAGTAGATTTATCAAAACTAAACGACAATCCAGCACCACCAACTCCAGCAAGTGCCAAGATTAAAATATTATCTTCAAACCAATCAGCTAGATTAGCTGGAAATTCCGCAGCTGTTGCTATTGGTAAGTTAGCAAAAGAAGATTTGAAATTTGATAATGATTCGATAGCCATTATTTAAACTTTCATCCCATCTATAGCAGCTTGTATTGTAATCAAATCAGCTAATTCAGGTGGTAACATTGGACCTGTTGGACCCATAGGATGACCGTGACTGTGAGATTGAAGCTTAACAAGCAACTGTGATAATAAATCTAAAATCTCACCCGTAGCACCTGCAATCTGTATTTTACCATCATTTGTTAACTGGAAAGTTCCAATATCATTTTTTAAAGTGGTGTCGCCGTTTGGCTTAATAATAAACTCACCACTTTTGTTTTGAATATGAATATCTTTTTTATCAACACCCTTAAAATGATCATTACTAGGATAACCGCCCAAATAAAAAACAGCATCGGTCAAGTGATGTTTTCTTGTGTCCATGGGATCAACTGATCCACCCAAGTTTTTCCAAATATCAAGCGAGCGTTCAGAAAATTGAATATGTCCAACATCACCTTTTGCAATTGGCATAGATATAAAAGCGTTCTTAGTTCTATAAAAGGCAACTGGAACATTAGGAATCACTGGCAATTCAATTAGCGATTCTTGATCTATATATTTTTTCTTGATCAACGGCTGTACTGATACATAGCCCGTTGAGTCATCGTAACTAACAACTTCGGCTGGCATAGATGTATGAAGTTCAACCAATCGGCTCTCGACGATGTTAGAAATAACTTCATATAGTGATGGTGTTTTTTGGTTGTTTTCATTCATGCAAGTGTCACCGTTTTTTCTTTCTTAGTCCCTTGCTCAACCGCCTCGATATCACAATCATACGGGCCACCGTCAAAATCACCTATATATTTCACTCTCTGTGGAACAACTAACCCCTCATATGTGCTTGAAACAAGTTTTATAAGAGTTTGGGGTTTTATCTTAGGGTTAAGCAGTGTTTTGAATTTAACGCCTCCCTCTTTTGTTTTTGTGGGCGTTCCAAGCAATCCCGTTTCGGGTGTAATTAAAATAGCTGTAGGGTCTGTGGGCTCACCTTTTTCAGTGATGATCAATTCTTCATCTTGTATGGACCAATCTAAATCTTTAGAGCCTAATATCTGATCAAGCATACTCTTTATATTTCCGCTTGCCATAAAACCATTCAACATTGTTCCTAAATCAAGTTTTGGGAGAAACGAAACATTAAGCCCTAGGCCGCCTGCCAAGTCTCCCACGATAGAATCTACTTTTGTGTTTTTATCGTAAGATTGATTAAATGTTGCGTTTCTCAATTTGTTTATTTCGGTTCCGCATTGAATCGCTACAACTGTGTCAGCACCATTTTTTGATAGGGTATATCCGTTTTCTATGATTTGACCTTGATAACAAATCTCTAAGTTTTTTTCTATGTTGGCCAAAAATTCTTTAGATGTTGGATCACCACGGCCAGCCCAACCAAGCTTACAAATGATTATTTTTCCAGTTTCTTCAAAAAGATAACGGCTCTCTGACGAAAGATTGTAGATACTGAATTTTGCAACGTTTGGAGTCGAGCTGTTTCCTTTGTCTATTTCAAAAGAAAAACGTAGACCCTTAAACTCAATACCCCTGTCGGAGTCAGTACGTCCGACTGTAATGCTTCCAATCCTGTTAAATAATTCATTCATCTACGGTTGTACTTTCACGATAAATCAATTTATAATCATCACCTAACCCAATATCAGACGGGTTTGCATCGTTACCAGTCATATCTAAAACAAAAAACTCGCCCTCTGGTAAATTGTCGTATGAGTATCTTTCTGTTAATAGTAAATTAGTTAACAACGGTATGCCAGCAATAATCAAAATATTTTCTGCATCACTTAAATCAAACGTCCAACGATCAAGCCTTTTATTAAATCTAAAACTGAAATTAAATTTAGTTCCTTCTAATACTAGATTAAAAGTATAGCTTGGTATGTTTGATATAACTGGTATTTCTATATATGCCATGTTTTAAACCTACTAGTTAGAATATCAGTTCTAAATATTGCTTGTTCATTTATATAGTTTATACAAAGCAGAAGATTTTTCTTCAGTTTTTGCACTCGCAGCGCCACTCTGCTTTTTTCCTTGATTTTTTGTTTCTTGTGCTTTTGACGAAGTATCAGCTGCTAACAAAGACGGGTCTATAGAAACTATCTCACTTCTGACAATTCTTATTTTTTTTATTACACAAGTATATTTTGCGTCTTTACCTAATTCTGCATTTTTATCAACAGTAAGACTTTGAATCATCATTTCATCATAGCTTTTAAGTAAAGTTTGAACATGAAAAACCGCCCTACTTTTCTGTAAGCCTTGTAAAACTTCGTATGCGTTTGATGTTCTTGTTCCCTTAGCTTTGCTTTCACCTATGCCGTTTTGCACAGCATCAACAACAGCGCCGCCCAACACGCCGCTAACAAGGTTAACACCAAAGTTTGTATTGTTACCAACCAATGCACCTAAAGCGCCGCCTACGATTGCTGTTACTAATGTTATTGGTGTTTCTGAAACAATACCGACAATCGTTACTGTCTCAGGTGACAAAACTGAATGATCATTGATTGTGTTAATATCTTGACTCACAACGGATTCTACTTCACGATCTGTTATCGTTGCGTTGCTAGTGTGATTCTCAGAAAGAATAGTATCAAACGACCAAATTATTTGTTTCTTATCACTGGTCTTAAATGCCGTTTCTTGGACATTCTTATATATTAATGAAGTTAAAGGCATATTTTACTAACCCCTATTGATCTGTCGTTGCTGGTGTTTTTGCTGCTGTTTCTCGTAAAGCATCCGATATCATTTCCTTGCCTTGGTCTACAGATACGCCCTGTGGCATATTAACAGTTGTATCGAATTTATTATTTATTGTTGTTCCTTTTTGTCCTGCTGGTCTAGTTAAATTATCAAATATACCATTGCCATCAGATTTAACATTTGGAGAAGTACCTAAGCCGCCGCCTAACGATCCAAAGCGAGTGATTATTGTTTCCCAGAAACCTTTTTCTTTGAAATCTTTTTGAACATCCTCACCATATTTTTTACCAGATTCGCCTCTGCCTTCAGTAGTGAATACCTCGTCAAAAACAGATTTTAAATCTTGTAATCTATTTGACCAAAAATCTTTGGTAAATAAATCATCAAATAAATTTTTGATCCAATTCCATAACTCTAATATTGTCTTTTTAACACCATCAACAAAATCCATACTGAAAAGCTTTGACAGTGGACTTGTCGCAGTGCTGTAGTCTCCAAGCATCAAGCCCAATACAGACTTGTTCCCCTGTTGCCAATTGATAAAGTCATCTATCAGTAACATTACGCCGACTATAGCAGCACCTATTGCTAAAGGCACAGCCATCGCCTTAGCTTGAACCCAAAACATTACATTGCCTATTGCTTTAAACTTCATCACAAAGCTACCAATAAGCATTAATGATTTAGCACCGAATACTATAGCTAGTGCTTTTCCTAGCAATAGAACGCTGTTTTCTAGGCCACCAAACAATTTAGTCACTGTAGTTAATGTTCGCCATCCTGATTTTACTATGACTAAGAAATCGCCAAATACTTTTTCAGCATTGTTAAAAAATTTAACAATATTTGTTTTGATCAATTCCTTATTTGTTTGTATCCATTTTCTTGTTTCTGTAACAAGGTTTTTTGTCATTGGAAGAAAATTATTTCCAATCTCAGCTGATGTTATAGCGATTATATCTTTAAGGTTTGAAATGCGACCGTGAAGCGTCTTAGATTGCTTTGCCATCATGCCAGAAACTTTACCAGTTCCATTTGCATAGTCTTGGATTGCAGCTTGAACAATTTCAAAAGAAACCTTCCCAGCACTAACAAGATCTGATACTTCAGCTTTAGTAACTTTCATTTGTTTGGCAATGATTTCATTGACTGGAACACCTGCCTCAGTAAACTGCCTAACTTCTTGGCCGCGTAATCTACCAGCCGTCGAAACTTGACCATAAGCCAAAATCAATTGTGGTAGTTTCTGAGTTCCAACAACCGAAGCAATGTTTCCAAGTGATGTTAGAGTATCAATCATTTTATCAGCACTGATGTTATAAGCTAACAATTGATTGGTGCCTTTAAAAACATCTTTTAACTCGAATGGAGTTTCGACAGCCAACTTTTTCAAGTCAGTCATCATTTTGTTAGCTTTTTCTTCAGATTGAAGCAAGCCAGTCATTGCGACCTCGGCCTGTTCCATATCACCCGTTTGTTTCATTATGAAACCAAAACCAGCACCGACAGCACCAAAAGCAAGCCCAACACCACGAGCCATACTCATCAAACTACTCATCTGAGTGCCTAGGCTTGCGGTTGATACACTAAGTTGTCTTTGACTTCTTTTGAGGCTGTCAGTCCTGTTTTTTTGTTTTTTTAAAGATCGTGAGACAGATTCACTTTTATTTTTAAAAGCAGAAGCAGAAGCATTTGTTTTTTGTTGGGCGGCTCGTTGGGAATTTAAGCCGCCCTTTAATTTTTTTAACTCATTGTTTAACTGCCTAGTAGACATTTTAAGGCGGTCTGTGTTTTTAATAGCCTTCTCAAGTTCTTGAGAATCTACCTTATAACCAATCTTTGTTAAAAGTTCTCTAATCACCTTAGCCATAAAAACCCAACCCCTTAACGCCTACTTTATTCTTTTGATTTCTTATTGTAGAAATCTTCTATGTCGTCCACTATATCAAGTGCTTCGTGACAATCAAAAAGATCATTGATGTTCCAATTGTCAACAATCTCTGTGTACGTAGCGACCTTTTTAATAACAGGTCGCCACAAAAACCAATCTACATTTCCGCCGTCTGTGATTCGCTTAATTTCACTTTCATTATGTCCGTTAGGGCTTCGACTATAGCTCCTAACTTTTCTTGCAAAAAATCACTATAATTTACCTCCAAGGCAAAATAAATCACTTCAAACAAAAATCCCATTTTACCGTAGTAAGCTTCAGATTCCATAGCGTAGTTTTTTCCACCTACTTTTACTTTTTCCAAAAGCTTTTCAATCCAGAAAATCATTTCATCATCTTCGATGTCTTTTAAAGCATCAGCAAAAGAGCCAATAGCTTTAGCTCCCATGATAATCATATGGTTATCAATATCGTTATCACGCATATTCTGGATGCCCTTGGCACCACCGCCGACATGGGCTGTTAAATACTTGAATAACTTAAGCTGATCTTTAACGCCTAAATAAGTACAAGAAACTTCGGTTTCGATGAAAGTTGGTTCTTCAGATTTGTTTAATCTGTCTCTGGTTTTTATCGTCTTCTTATGTAAATCACTCATTTTTTAAAACGTCCTCTTAAAAAAATTGATTGTTAAGCGCCTTCTTGCTTGTTCTTACCAACAAATACACTAAGGTCGTCAGTCTCTAAAACCCAAGTCCTAGAACCTGCTTCTTTTGCGAATGGAGAATCTGGAACTTTTTTAACCCACATGGTTTCAGCTGCAAATTTATCTGTATCACTTTGACTAGACATAACGAAAGTTCTTACACCACCGTTGTTTAATTCATCAGCCGATGCTATCTCAGATAAAAATTCATTGTCAGAAGATCCCTGCAATAAAACAATTTCAACACGCCCAGAACGATCATTAGATTTTGATCTAATACCCTTTCCGTCTGCACCTGTTTTTTTAGTCCACATATCATTATCACGAGCGATAGTGATAAATGTACCATCTTCATAACCGCTTAAGGTTCTACCACCATAAACAATATTATATTCTTTTGGGTCGTACGTAATTACAGCCATTTTAAATACATCCTTATATTAAAATAAATCATCCGTAATATTAAAATTTAGTCACTCAATTAAACAGAAACCGTTCCGTCGATTTTTGTTGAGTGAATAGCGCCTGAAAACTCACCTGTGAAAGTGATATCAGGGTAATATCTGTTTGCCTTGTCAGCCGTTAACTGATCACGAACGTCAACGCTGTCTGCTGCTGGCGCTGGGTCTGCTTTTAAGACTTCACGACGAACACCAAGTAATAGAATTTCATCAACTTTAGCTGTTAACTGTGCAACACCACCATTGGTGTACGGAACTTTATCAACGGTAACTAAGTGCTGATAAACATTTTCTTGGATACGTGCATGTAACCAATAAGCGCCTCGGATAATGTCGATAAACTCACCATTAACCATCATGCCTTCTTGGAAAATATCTTGACCACCAACTGTGGTATAAACATTTCCGTTTTGATCTTTAACAGATTTGATCACTGCGCTAGAGAAAGTATCAGCTTGAATACCTGTGAAAGTTTTAAATTTCCAAGTAATAGAGCCTGGGTCTTTAGGTAAGTTCTTACCAAACGCCGCACCTTCTGGGTATGTCCCTGCATTTTCTGTGTAGATCAAGAACACGTTTTCATAGTTGAAAGCTTTCAACTCTTCTAACACGTTATCAGCAACTTTGTTTTTAACATCAGCATCATTTGATACTGCACCATAGATTTTCTTCTTGCCAAGCATGTAAACGCCAAGAGCTAAGATATCAGCTTTAACTCTTGTATAAGCTGCAAGCGCAAACCAATCGCTATCAACTGTGTCAGCTTCAGTCAATGATTCAACGTCTGTACCTAATGTATCACCGTATTGAGTTGCAACGAAAGTACCAGTCGCTTGAGAAGCTCCAGCTGCTACAACTAATTCTGTAAACAATAAAGCTAGATCATTAGCAGATGCTACGATTGTGATTTCTCTCACACCCGTCACAGTCGCTGTGGTTACATCACCATCAGCCGCAATATTGGTAGCAAGTAAAGCTATTGTTGTTGCTTGATCTGTTGTAAATACTGTTTGTGTTAACGCTGTTCCATTCAGCTTAAGATCGATAGTGTTAGAAGTTACAAAATCAGCATCGAAACTTAAAACCCAAGTTTCAGCTATATCATTCATTTTCTTAGTTACATACAAAATTGTAGGCTTTGGGTTTTGGCCAAAATACTGAGCTGCAAAAGCTTGGGTGTCTGCACCACTTAAAGTATCTTCGGTCACTTCTGTTGTTCCTGAATAGGTTTTAATCCTATCGCTAAATCTAGCATCGTTTGACAAAAAGTTAGCAGAGCCGAAACCAGCTTGTGATACTGCCGTTGTTTGTCGTGTGATGGTTAGATCTATAATGTTATCTAATTCACTCATTTTTAAAAACTCCCAACAAATTAAAAAAATTGTTAAACTATAATTTCGTTACCACTATCACTAGTCAACGTGCCAACTATTTGTGTCGTTTCAATTGCGCCTAGATCAACATCCCACTCGGCATTTGCTCTAAGCCTAATTGTAACTTCTGCCCTCTCTTCAAAGCCTGTTTCTATGCCGTAACTAATATCTAAAGGTGTCGAAACATCTATAATCGCAACGTTAAAGGTTCTTAACAAATCCCTCACGTCTAAAATTTCTTGTGAATCATGAATATACGCAGCTATTTGATTAGCGCTTTCCCTGAATGTTTGAACGCTATAAATTAACTCACGTTGACCCCAATTAGTAAAAGTAGAATCAATTTTATGTTCAATGTTATCATTGAATCCAACTTTAAAAGGACCAGAAGTAAGCTTATAACCAATATAAGAACCTGTTACTGGCCTCGGTACGTTTTGCTCGCGCCTAACAATATGTGTATTAGAAACTATGTCTAATAGCTCCATCCACTTATATACTGCTAAGTTGATGTTTGTTATTTGTAATGTATTATCAATCAACATCTATAAGCACCATCAAATTTTCGGTGTACACATTCCAATCTTTAACAAATCGCATTTTGTAATTTTTGCTATCTCTCTCGATATTATCGTCCTTTTTAAATTTAAAGTCACTAAAAACAATAAAGTGTTGTTTATCCCTCTCGTTTTCTGGAACATGCAAAAGCACATCACCAGTAGCTGGTTGCACAGAGCATCTAGCTATATATGTTTTAGTTTTACTCACGTCTCTGACATACTCACCGTTTATATAAACACCCTCGGCTTGGCGACTTACCGTTACGTCCTCACCGTCGTTAACAATGTCTATATCTTCGTCAAAGTCATATAGTAAATCTGAATTTGAATTTCCCATTTTAATCTCTTACTTTCGGTTTTTTAAATTTCTTAAACTTAACAGAATTAAGCATTCTACGAGTTTCAATTAATGGATCGTCAAAACCTTTTTTTGCAATTGTACTATCTGCGTTCCTTGGTATTTTCCACTCGACTATTTTCTTCTTTATATTTTTAGCTAAATATTTTCCCGCCCTATCAATCGCTTTATACGGTGTTGCCTTACCGTCAATAATGTCCTCTAATGCCCATTCTAATTCTTTTTCTAAATCTCTTCGTATTTCATCAAAAGCTGTTGACATAAAAGGACGTTCAGGTATTCGCTCAGTTCCATCTGAATTTCTAGTACCAAATTGATTCCAAAACGCTACTTGTGCAACAGGTGGACTATCCTTTGTTGGATAAGTACCAGCCTCTTCAAAAATCCCAGCATAACCGTGAATGTCTTTTAGGTTAGCTAAGTTTCTAAGTGCTTTTTTTCCACCATGATCAATATCAACAATTTCTAATGTGGTCATCTGTCTCACCTACTAGCTCGTTATTGTGCGTTTCTCTAGTAAATATTGGCTTAACTCTGTCTGATTTAGAATCATTATTTGATTTATCAGCTTTAGAAATACCACCTGCGTAGATAGTTAAGCCGCCCGACCAAGTTATTTTTTTCCTAAGCTCGTCGACTAGTTTTAGATAAGCAGATGATCTTTGTGAATACTTTTTTGATACCTTGCCGACTTTTTCATCGGCTTGTTTTGAAAACCTAGCTGCAAGCTGTAAAGCACCAGCAATAGCAGCTTGTAAAGAGCCGCCCTCACTGCTAATCAGATAGTTTATTTCTTCGTCAAGCATTAAAGCTTTGTCCTTAAACGTGTCACCGAGTAAAAACCGAACTTCATCTTTTTGAGAGCTGGCTGGATTTCCGCTATATGAAAAACTCATGATTAAACTTCCTTGTTTAATGAGTGATCAATACTATAATGTTACTAGAGGCGCCTCTGTCTCTGGCTCGATTTCGTTTCCGTCCTCATCAACTTCAACTTCAACTTCAACCTCAACCTCTTCGTACTCTTCTTCTTCTTTTTTCTTAGGCTCACACTTTTTTAAATGCGTTGTAAGGCCACGAGCGTTTTTAAATTCTTTGTCGCAGTTCTCACACTTAGCTTTTTCTTCAACCTTATTTTCGCCTCTAAGTTCTGCTAGTTCAGCATCATCAACATAACGCTCTTCAATCCATTTAAGGCTTTTCATAGACCTAAAAGGCCCACCCCAACTTTCAGCGTGTTCGATCATATCTGTTGGATGATACGTTTTAGGCTTGCCGTTTTCATCGTGACCGTTGATTTTACGTCTAGCAATGTATACTTTTGTTACAGCCATTATTATTACCTCGATTCTTTCAGTTATCTAAAAAAAGCTTCGATCAAAACCTAAAAACGTCCTCGTTAGAAATTGATCAAAGCTTATAGTGTAAATTAAATTACATTTTTAAACATACAACCCAAGTCAGCAGCAACTTGTTTCATATCAAAAGCCATTTCAATTTCTAAGCGATCAGCTTTTAAATGATCCATTCTGAACTTAAAGAACTTGTGTCCATACTCAGAAGCAGCAATATGCCCAACCCATGGGAAGATATACCCAGCTGATGGAGTCATAATGCTTGGCGTTTGTGGTGCGTAACAAAGCAACGCATAATCACCAAGGATGAAACTCATAGATGCCGCTGCACCTTCGTTTGCAGTGTTGTGAGTTGCTTTTGCTACGATGTATTGATCAATCTCAAACATCTGAGCTAACAATTCATGAGTTACAACACCCAACTGAGTGTGCTTAACACGATCAATGATTTCAGGGTGGTTTTTAAGCGCCTTATGCACTTTAGAGGAAACTACAAGCTTATTAGGCTCGATTCCTGTTTTCTCACGCATTGCTTCTTTTTGATCGTCAACATCTTTGATCGGAGTAGATGTATCAACAGACCATTTTGCAGCTACCAAATCAATATCGGCACCTGTAGAAGATCCAGTCCAAAGCCCAGTTGTGAAGTATTTTTCAGAAAAGATTTTTTCTTGTCTGATAAATCCTTTTTGTGTAAGAAACTGCATAGCGTCACGATCTGCGTTTAAAGGCTGATCTTGGTTGTCTCTGATCTCATCAGCAATGTCATGGTGCAATGCCCATGTGTCAGTGCTGTAAGAATCAGTTCCGATACCATAGCCAGTTCCTTTAGATTCTGTCGCTGGTGCTCTTAACTGCATTTCGTCTGTGAAGAAAAAACCTTTTGGATAAGTAAAATACTTATCACTAGACTTCATCACAGGGACACGAGGGAAAACTTGGTTAGCAATAAAATTTTGTTGTGATTGAATGTATGCTACCGACATGTTAGTTAACGGTCGATCTATATGCACAGCACTTTTAGTTGGTTGTGACATCCTTGTCTCTCCTAATAAAAAATTAAAAATCCATTTTCAAAAAACTAAAAACTAAACATTAAGCCGAAACGCCATAACGATTGATCAACATTGAAACAACATCACCATCAGCCGCAGAAGCTTCCTTGAGAGTTCCGATAATAAAATCACCTGTAGTTGCTGCAACTAATTTACCAGCTGCGTCGGGTGTTACTTTTGCACCTTTTGCAAGAGCTGCTGCAACGACTACTTGAGAAACTCCTAAAGTTTGAACATCGCAAACTTCAGTTATGTCAGGAGCATTTTGTAAGAACCCGTCACAAGGCTCTCCAGCACCACAAAGGGCATAACCTGTTGCTGTTAATTTAACTGCGTAATATTGTTTAGTGGTCAAATCTGCATCAGCTGTTTCGTTAGTATCATTCATTGATACACCAAAACGATTAATTAATACTGATACGATATCACCATCAGCCGCAGAAGCTTCTTTAAGAGTTCCAATGACAGAATCGCTAGCTATTGCTGCAACTAATTTACCAGCCGCGTTAGAAGTTACTTTTGCTCCCTTTGCTAATGCTTCCGCTGCAACAGCTTTAGAAACGCCCTCAACCATCACACTACATACTTCATTTATGTCTGGATCATTTTGCAAAAATCCATGACAGTCTTCACCAGCACCACAAAGGTTATAACCAGTCGCTGTTAATTTAACTGCATAAAATTGTTTAGTGGTCAAATCTACATCAGCAATTTCATTTCCATCACAAAATAATGGTTGTTCGTAAGCCATTTTAATATTCCTTCATTAAAATTGATTTATTTAAAACTAAAATTAAAAACTAAATTACTTTCCTTCTTTTTCTTTCAAGTAATCAGCATACAACTTAGGGTTGTTTTTCATCACTAAGTCCACTGCTTGTGCTTGATTTAACTCTGGCTTTTCTTTTTGAAGCTTTTCAGCAGATTTTTCGATCGCAGTCCATGCGTCGCCACCAATTGAATTTGAGTTGTTGTTTCCAACTTCTTCAAAAACTTTTGCTTCGTCAATTTTCTTGGAAGCTGATTTTAATACAACTTCAATTGCTTCTGCATTTTCTGGGTTAGCATCGTGAATAGACTTAAGAACAGCAGCTAACTTAGTTGCATCTTCAGCAACATGGCCATAATCTTTTGCCTTGTCTTCAAACATTTTTAACACACGAGAATCTTCAGCTACTTGAAGTTTGTCAGACAAATTCTTATTGTCTTCTGCAAACTTTTCATTCTGCTTTAAGATCGGACCTAAAACATCTTTAAGCTTTCCGTCAACGTTTGTTAAATCCCATTTCCCACCTTTTAAAACTGGAACACCACTCAAATCATCACCTCCATGATCGTTTTTATCGTTAGGCATTCCATCTGGTTTGCCATCCTTGATATTCAACTGCTTTTTAATTTCAACTGTGAGTTCTTCCTTGATCTCATCAGTTGATTTTTCGCCGTTAAGAGATTTTAACACCTCACTAACTTTTCCTGCGTCTAGTCCCATATCCTTGGCACTAGCAATCTTTAAAATCGCGACAAGTCCATTTGTCGCTGTTTCGTCAAGTCCCTTTGACTTAGCGATCTCAATCAACTTATCAGTATCCTTGAACTCGCTTTTTAGAATTTGTGTTAATAAATTGCTCACTGTGGTTTCTCCGTTTTTGGTTATTAAAAATTTTTTCTTTTCATTAACTCCAAAAGGAACCAATGAAACTTCATAAGCATTTACTTTTTCTAGCTGTGTTAATTTAGCAATTGTATCTTTTTCAGACATATCAAGTCAATTCCTTTTCTTTAGAAAAACCACCAACAGAAAAGCCATTGATCAAACCAATCTTAACAGCGTCCCACAGGTCTTTATTTTCAATAATAACCCCAATTATCCAACTGCCTTTTTTAACAAGCTCACCATTCAATTCAAAGTCGATGCGAGCAATATATGATTCAACTAAGTATGCATCGGCAAATTCTTGATGAATAATTCCAATGTGTCGACGCTCTTTTAAATAACGATGTGCCATGTCTTCAATGGCTTCGGGTGTCATGATATCGCCTTCAGCATCCATATACAAAGGCTCAGTAACAACACCTAGAACAAACTGCTTTTCGTCTTGAGTATCAAGAGCCTTAGCCTTATGCACTTCGACCATATCATTAGATTTTGCAATCTGTTTGATTTGATCGTCGCTTATTTGTTCGTTGTTTTTAGTAATGAGTTTTTCTCCCGATTTTTTAAAATCTATCGTGAACCAATCTTCATTATTCTTAGATGTTTCGTACATACTACCGCAACGTTTTAAAATAATACCTTCGCAATCATCGCTGTTATAATATTTTTCTATTGCGCTAGGAACTTCACTTTTATCTACCCTTTCAACATTCAACAAACCAACAACATCAACTAATTTTTGGAATTTAGTTTGATAAAAGTCTCTTAATATTTCCCTCCTATCTTCATAACAATAATAAGCTATGTTCTCATTGTAAATTAAAAGGATATCGTCTGCTAGTATTTTAACAGAATTTTCAATAGATACAATAGAACCTATTATTAAAAAATCACCCTCTATATCAAGCAACTCGATTTTTTGCGGTAATGTCAAAGGATTTATTTGCTTGTACTCAGAGTTAAAACAGACTACTTGTAGTTGATCATTATCTTTAAATATAAATGCTTTTCCGCCTTTAAATATAGGCTCAATGTAAACATCTTGAAAGTAATCATGCTCTAAAAGAAAGCCCATTAAATCCATGGGTAAGTCATTTTGAAAATCAATAGTATCACTATCAATAACCATGGGATCAAACATTGATCCAGACATTTCAACACTAGAATTTTTAAGTTCTTTTAAAATAAATTTTAATTTTTCACTTTTAGCCATTGGATTTACCTTTTAGTTTAACTTAATTACCTTGTAGAATAATATTATTTCACAATAACAAACAGGGTGAACGGGCGGTTTGAAATACCCACCGTTGAAATTTTCTGGATAAGGAACCTCATCACCGTCAATTCCTTGGCATATTGGACAAGCCCTATCCCATATTGAGACAGCCCATTTTTTATGGAGTGTCATCCCTTCTTGATTCACCAAGTCATAATTTTGCTGTACAACTAAATCCAAAGCGTGATTTTTGATAAAACTAGCTTCGGTCTTTGCGATCATTTCGGCTCGCTGTCCTAACAATTTTTTGTGGTATTCTTTTAGAGCTCTATCGACTTGAGTTTTCGACATGCCTGATTTCAATAATTTAGCTTCACGGTTTTGCAAAGCTTTCATTTGTCTATTATTTAATCCAACACTCTGTTTTAATCTCGTCTTTATTTTGTTTACAGAGTGACCATTCTTGTATGCATCAGCAAAAACTAATCGAACATTCTCTAGCTGAGTTTGATTGATAGCTGTGATTTTCTCGCCTGTATATTTTTTAATATAATCGTCAACTGATCTATGTTTTGCCTCAAAAATCACTTCACGCTTACCAGTTAACTGGCTATCAACTGTGTTTTGAAGTACTTTCCTAGAACGCCCACCACCTAGTAAGAATGCTCCTAAAATTGCAGCTTCATATTTGTTAAAAGTTTCTTCAGTAGCGATCAAATTAGAGTCATAATAAACTTGATCAACACTAGAGCCCGCTTCGATTGATTCAGTTAGTTTTTCATCGTCAATATTATTACGCATTGACTTAAAACCAGCCTCTAAATTGCTCTTAATATCGTCTTTAATATCAAAAGCAATATTTCTAAAATCAATCATGTCATTTTCTGGACTATCTTTTTTCTGCTTTAAAATAAGCCTATCGCTGCCATGGCTAATAACAACCTTTTCAAACCGCACCCATTTTTTATAGGTGCTATTGCATTGATTAGATATTGCGTGAGTGTCGATTGATTTAAATGTCATAAGCTACTCATATCGGTGTTAGACAAAGGTAAATCAGCTTGCGCCCTCAAGTGATTCTCAAGGTTCTCATCAGGGAATAAATTAGCTCCCGAACTAGTTAGCTTAGAAATAAATTCACCAAGTGTGTTAAGATCTACGTTTGTGATTTTCGATCTAGTTAACTTAGGATATTTCTCAACATCAAAACCATTTAATCGGCAAAGCTTAGGAATTGCAAAACGATTAAACACATCACAAATTGAATCAGCCCAAGCACCAACAGCCTTAGTAAACAGCTCGCTCTTTGTTTCAGCAAGTGCATAGGAACCAACATTGTCATGCCCTAACATTATAAAATCGGCTAACATAGACATTGAAATACCTTGATCATATCGTCTAATAATAGCTGATGTATCAAACTGTTTAGAGCCAGCAGCATTTAATAATTGAAGATCAAATAGCTTATGCCCATTCTCATCCAAAGCCATGGGCATCAATATGCCAGCTTGTGAATCTTGACGGATATTTGTAACTAAATCTTGCATTTGTTGAGCTGTTGCTTTTTGGCTTGGTGTTGCATTGTCACTTAAAAATTCAGGTGGTAGATAAGCAACTGGAAGCCCTGCTAAATCCCTCTCGATACCAATACCTTCAATGTTTTGGATATTCTTTTTGAAAAACCACGATCGGTACGCATTTCGTAAAATTGATTTTCCTTCGGGATTATTCTTGTAATTTACTAATTTGAAATGAAGTGATTTTTCTAGTGGTATGGTCACACAACTAGCATTATATGAATACTCGTCAACTTGTTCAAAACCTTGTAAATTTCCATTATCATCAAAATCCCAAGCCCATAGAGTATCTTGTGAACGAATTGGAAGCTTTCGCCAACCAATACGACCATCATCATGTTTTGAGTTTTTAGTTAGGTCTTTGCTATAGCCAGAACGCTTCTTAAATACTTGTTCATGCCATGACCAACCGTACTCAAGCATACTGGAAACTTCGGATATAAAATCAACCCAAGTATGCTCCATGTCATCCATACATGATTTAACAAAATCAGCTATTTCAATATCTTTTTGATCTTGTGAAACTTCTTGGATATTCCAATTAACTTCACGTAAAATCATTTTGATAGCTAATAAACAAGCACCAACAGTATCATCGTTGTCAGACATTTCCCTGAATATACGAATACCACGCTTGCCTTGAAGTTCTGTTAGAATTTCTTCGTTTACAAAACCACCTGTTTGATGAAGACCTAACGAGCCTAATTCGTCATACTTACCTTTTTTCATATCGTCGTTTTTTGCCATAGCGTTTAACCAATCCTATTTTTTTGGGCTTTGTTGATACATAGCATCAAATAAATTTATTCCTAATGTGTGTTTTAAATGATCTGCATGATTAATATTCGCATTAGGGTGTTTTCTTAGCATTGGATTAATTTTTATATTCGCAAATTTTTCACTTAACATTGGATAACTTAATATATTCCAATCTTTTTCTTTGCGTAAAATGCCAGCAATATCATTTTTTAAAACTCTACTCATAACAATAATTGTAACACAATTTTCTTGTCTTCTTGTTAATAAAGATTCTAAAAACCATTTGTTTACTTCTGAGTTTTTTGATTCATTCATTTTCATTGGGTCATCAAAAATCATTAAATCATACCTCCTATCAATGATACTAAATACTTTACACAAATCATATCTACCAGTGTGAATACAGCTTTTAAATTTTTGAATTGATTCTTTAAGATTTGAACCAATAAGAATATTTTCCTTTGGATAATTACCGCTAAACCAAGCTGGAACAGCATTAGCAAAAAATGTTGTTTTTGAAGTTCTAGGTGGCAACTCGACAATTAAGTTACCACCACCGTTTTCTTTTAATTGAATAATTTTATCGCTACATTCTTTTATAAAAGGATAATCAAGATAATGATTTTCATATTGATTTTCTATTATTATTTCCATTGATTTTTTTGGTGTCTTCATTAAACGTCCTTTTTTAAAATCATAACCATGTACTAGTTTTCGTTATGCCCAAAATATTTATGTCTGATAGTTTATTCTTCTCACCCAAATAATCGCAAGCTTGTGTAAATGAGTCAACCTGATCTTTATAATCACTGTTCGGAAAAGTAACACATTCTTCTAAAAAATCTTCAACCCATGGGCTTTCTGTAGGGTCAGGCAAAAATATGTTTCCAGCTTCTAACAGTGGTTGCGTTGCGTATGCTCTAGCTTCTTTCGATCCACGTGGGTTTAAGGGTATTATACCAGAAACTTTGCCTTTAAGTGTATTAATAATAGCCGGTCCGTTGGCTTTGTCCTCAATCAGCTTTGCTTTTACGTCTGGATATTTGTTTGTTAGATTAATAACAGCCTTGCACGACTCGGTAAAGTTTAATTTATCTCTAATCTGATCAATCAAATAGAAGTTTGCGCCCTTCCTACCCCAAACTTGACCTACAACATAAGCAGAACCTTTAGTGTCCTTGAATGCCATATCCCACGACTGACAGATAGCATCAAATTGTTGTGGTCTGTCAGCTCTCTTGTAATATTTAAACCAGTGGCGTTTGAAAATATCACCGTCTTCTGGGGATGGTCTTTGTTGGTACATTGCAGAGAAGAATTTTGATCCAAGGGCTTTTCTGATCTCATCAAGTCGCTCTATTCCATATCTTTTGGGATTTAAAGCCATTCCAACTTTACGACCTAGAATGTCGTTATCTTCAGCTATAGCTGGGAATCTCATCACTTCCCAGCCACCTTCTTGCTGCATAACTCCAGCCAAATCTTGTTCGTGCCATCGTGTCATTAAGATGACAAATACAGCGTTCGGCTCACCCCTTGTTAATAGAGTAGTTTTCATCCAATCAACGTTTCGTTGTCTATATGTAGGACTTGCAGCTTCGTCCCAGTTTTTTACGGCATCATCGACTAAAAGTAAATTACCTCCACGGCCAGTGAGCGGACCACCAACGCCAGCCGAATACATACCACCGCCTTGCTTAGTCATCCATGCATCGGCTCTAGTAGCTGTAGAATCCAATTCTGTCGTTAGGTATGGATTATTAATAAACTCATTTCTAACTTTGCGCCCAAACTCACGGGAAAGATCTGCTGAATATGTTGCTGAAATAACTTTTTTGTGTGGGTACATTTCCAAAAACCAGATTGGAACCCATTGTGAAATGAAGAATGATTTTCCACTTCTAGGCATCATTTCAACAACTAGCTTACCACCGCCCTGCTTGATCAATTCAGATATTTTTTTTCCGATCATGGCAATATAGGGGTATATCTCAAATTCGCCATCAGTTACGTGATTAGCAAACGTGTGCGGAAAAGCATATTTCATTTTAAGCAGCGTTTTATCATCCATGAAAAACTTGAGCCTAGTTGTTATTGAAATCACTTACATTGTACATTTAATGACACTAAAAAACCAACTCTAAAATGCTTATCTTTCAATCACTGAGTTTCACTTGCTAGGTTTACTCAAAAAAACTTTATCACTAAGGAAAAAAGTTTAAATAAAAATTGAAATTTTTCATCATAAAGCTGGTTGGCAACCCCTGTGTGTGCTTTAGGCAAATAAAACTTGAGTGACGCATAGTCAAATCATAATCGAAAGCCTAAAGCACACGGACAGAAAGGCCGTTTCAACGCTATAGATTAGTCTAACGAAAGTCAAGTGCAACAAACAAACACCAAAAAAATGATGACCATTAAATTTATTTTAAACGTGGTCAACTTCATCCTTCATAGCCCTTGAATGACAATGATTTAATTGAATTGTGGTAGTTGCTCTTGTGGGTATTTTAACATATTTGAAAAGAAAAAGGCTGATCAAGAAATCTTGACCAGCCTAATTGAACAATCCCGAAGTAAACAGAGGAGTGCTTACTTTTTAGTTAAAGCTTTTTTAGCTATTTTTTTCTTAGTTGAAACTTTTTTCTTGGAAGAAGTTTTCTTCTTTGATACTGGCTTAACTTTTTCTTTTTTGCCAAGCAACAAACCGATAGAATTTGAATACAACCAAAGCAATGCACTCCAAATATAAAGCACTGATGCTTTTAATTTAGGATAAGTAAAGTCAAAAGATTTTTCTACTACATCACGAGATTTTGCGTATCCCTCTTTTGCAGCTGGAATAACAGTTTCAGTTGTTACTTTGACTGTTTTGTCTTTTGCTTCGATAGCGTTTTTCTTGGTCACTACAGCCACATCACTGGTAGCTGTGCCGAGGTTTTTCACTGCTTCTTTGAAAGTTAATTCTTTTTTTGCCATGATTCATGTCCTTTTAAAAAATAAATAAAATTTGTGCACAAAAACATTATAGTTCTTTGTATAAATAAAAATCAAATGATTTATTGAAATTAATATATGTTACCATTATATTTGATGAAACCATTTTAATCAAAAAACCAAGGATTAGTCAAACTAATGTCATTCGATTTCATATCAATACTAGGAACAGAGTTAGGACGCTTGGGTTTAACTATATGGTTTTTCCTTTATTCGATGAAGCCGATTAAAACAAAACTCGATTCTATGGCTTTAAGCATGTCTGAAATGAAGAACAAACAAATAGGCATAGATAAAGATATTGAATCAATCAAAGAAAAATTGGTAGATCACAAAGAAGATATTAAACTTCTGAAAAAGAAAGTCTACAACATAGATTGAATTTCAGGTTTTTTTCTGATTTCATCCAATTTTTGTTCTAGCAATTCTCTAAATTCCATATCGTTTTTGAAGAAGCCCTCAATAAGCTGGCCAAGCATGATGTAATTGTCTACCAACTCATCTTTTATTTTTTTCCTATTTTTCCTAGTGTCACGTCTCACACACCATGAAAGCTCAATGTTCAACTCGCCTTGTTCTTCAATGTATTTTAGTATCCGATCAAAAAGCCCTTGAGAATGCAAAAGCATTTTAATCAAATCTCTGTCTGTTTTTCTAAGTTCGATCATCAATTAATATCCAACAGCATGTAGGCACTTAGCAGAAACCACAGACCGCACAACAAAGCGTATACACATGTTAGCTTACAGAACAATTTAAAATCATCCCACGATCTAACTTTGACTTGCTCAGTTTTAAAATCAAAGAAAACCACCACGCCTGAAATTGCACTTACGATTGAATAAAAAATTAAAAATGGTATGAATTGGAAATATGACATAATTTCTCCTATTTTTTGCTATATCCTTCAACGCCTCGTTTTTCTCTGTCTGCTTTTCTTTTTGCAGTTAAATCAATGATCGCTTGGCAATGTTTAATCATTTGCGCTGTCTCTTCACATGGTGCAAAATCTTTTTGAAAGCCTTCATACATTTTTTTAGCTGTTTCTATGATTGTATCAACTTGACAACCATTGACGCCGTTTTCTTTTATGGGGCCGTTTTGTATTTTAAATTCGATAATATTATTTCTTTGCCGAATAACTACAAAATATTTATCAATTTCGTTAAGTTTACAATTAAAATCACCATTTTTATCAAATTCAGCAACTTTATACCCACCAATTTCTTTCACTCCCTTTAATGTTTCTAATGCCATGGTTAACCATCCTTTCTTTCTTCTTGTAGGGTTGCTGTTCTATTCCTGAAAATTTGTTGATCCCTCACCTGTTTACCAACCATCATATAAGCTATTTCTAAATGTTTAATGACTTCTTTTGTGTAGTCAGAGTCATCCAATATATTTGCAACTGTACTATCTAAAACCATAAACTGTTGTTTAAATAAATCTTGTTGCTCAATTGCTTTATCATCGTATTTGACATAATCAAATCTACTTTTCATATTCTAAACATCCCTCAATATTATAATTTTGATTTACATTCTTTTTTATAACATGCTTTAAGTGTGTTGGTTTTGTAAATAGCTCCAAATTGACCACACATATCACACATAGAGTTTTCATGCATAGGAGTAGAATAAGATTTCATATAGTCTTTAATCATTGTCTGAAAAGTAAAATATGTTTTTCTAATGATATTTCTATATGTTTTCGGCTGTCCTTTGCTTCCTATTTTTGAATTCTGTGGGAATAGATTTCCGTCCCCACCCATTGAGTGATTAACTGCCATCATTCTTTCTAGTCCTTGCATTTCTAAACCTCCCTTAGAAAAATTTCTATTTCTATATCATTCTTAGCTGTCTTAACGTTCTTAAAATCTTTAATCATCAGGTTATTAATATCATGTACTGTTAACGGCTCTCCTGATTTAATAAATCCTGATGTAAACCCTTTTACCTTATATTCTTTGATCTTAATACGAAAGCGTTTATTTTGATCGACTAGGCAAGGGTTAAGTTTTTCTTTCGGTCGTCCACGTTGCTTGTACATCCAATAGATAAAACCATTGTGATATGCGATTTCCATAACACCACAATCAGCCTCAAAAACTAAATCATTGTCTTTTAAAATAGCATCAACAACTTGGCCGATTGTTAGGATGTAATCTGTTCTCTTGGTCACTAATCACCACTACCGATTTCTAATTTAAATACTTTGGGCTTTGTCAGTGCGTTAAATGATGCCATGTTGAGGGTTGCTAGTGCAGTTAGATAGAATAATATAACAAGCACACCCCACTTGATTAATGGCTTAACTTGCGGTCTTTTATCTTTTTCCAAAAATTTATAAATAGAAAAAATAGTCATAGCGCAAGAGAACAAAAATAATGACAATTGCATTGTACTTAATTGAGGCAACATGATTTATCTACCTTTCGTTTTTTCGTAGCAACTAATATCAGTCTTATTAAAATAACAAACTTCAATATCATTATGGCAACGTCTACCATTTAAATTTTTTGGATCAATACGGCATTCTGTCCATAACGGTTTGTCTAATGGTATATGGTAGGAGTCTATAAACTGGTTTTGGGCTTTAGCTGGTTTAATCTTATCAACTAAATCGGCCTTTGCATCAGCTACCCCACTCGATGTTTTCACGTATTCAGAGACAACAATCATCCCAATGTAAGCTACAAAAATCACAATCGGTATAAATCCAAATTTTGCATTCATTTCAAAAAAACTCCTAAGTATTTTGTGTTAAATCTACTTGCCATCATCAGGCATAGTTATTTTGTCATTTTTATATTGAATAATACCAATATATACAGTTAAGTTTCCTAGCGCAATCAATTGCCAGTCTAAGCCATTAAAAAGCCCATAGACTTCAAACCCTAAACCAATTAAAATTTGTGTGAAATGCACTATTTTCATCGTTATATCTTTTCTTTTTTGCAGTATAGTTTTCGAGCTTTATTATAACACTTATCAATTATCAACGCTCGCTTTCTGTTTTGTAGCCCGTTAGCTCCCTTTTCGATACAATCCAATGCCCACTGTGCTTGTTTGTCTCCATCGCACTGTTTGACTATCTGAGAACCAGATTCATTGTTAAATACGATGGTTATAGATAGTGCGATCCCTGAACATGCAATCGCTGCACCAAGCGCCCACTTTAAATATTTTTTACTCTTGCTTGAGTTTTCTTCTTTTTTGTATAATCTTTTATCAATTTCTAGCATTTTAATAACCCTCAATAATTATGGTATTTGTCAAACAAGAAAAAATAGTCACCGCCATAAATCAAGTGAATCCTGTCGGTCTCGTGCATTATTTTGACCATTTGACACCCCAACCATATACCACAGACAAACCCGAATGCAGTAAAAACCAAAACAAGGGCTTTCTCGTTTTCTGAAAATTTCATTTTATTTAGCCCTAGATGTGTATTTATTTCTATGACTATGATAGCAGATTATTTTTTGGTTGGCTCATGTTTTTGGCAAACAGAATCGTGGGAAGTTATACCGTGTGAAATTTCTTTGGAAGCCCATGGGTGCATACAAAACAAGGTGTGTGCTGTTTTTTTCTTAACGTGAGTACAATTGTAGCAACACCTTACTCTCTTTTGGATCAAGATTTCTTTTTTGCTAATTTCCAAATGCCCACGCTCCAAATGCTCCCCAAAATACACCAAACAAAAACATCACAACGCCAAATCCAATGATGAGTTTATATCCTAACAATTTTATTCGATCATCTTCTTGCTTAGTCATCATGTCATGATATTGTTTTGCTTCTTTGAAGCTATTATTTAGTTCGATGATATTATTTTCTTTTTTCATGTTTTTTTCTTTTTTTTTAAAATGAAAGTTGAAACCAAAGCTGTGTATTTTATTTCGACTTTAAATTGTTTTTGACAACCATGGCAATCAAATAAATCGCTGTCTCCATTAATTTCTACTTGTTTCTTATCGTGGTCGTGGCCACAGTACGGACAAACAACGTGCTCACGGTCTACAGACAAAATTCCATACTCGTTACACTTTCTACATTTGAAGCCAAACATGTTTGTTTTTGAGCCGTCACAAACTGAGCAAGTATTAGTCCTCAGCATAGCAGTACAGTTCCCTCGATAGATCTTTGCAGTTATTAGGAATAGAATATGAAAGGGTTGTGTCCATTTCTTCAAGCCCATTTGTCATGTTTTCAATACAACTCAAAACAAACTTAGCTTGTTCTTTTTTGTCGCACTGGTAGTCTGGAAATTCAAAGCAAGCTGAAAGCCAAACACAGACCAGAATAAATATTAGTTTTCGCATCGCTCAATTTCCCCCGTAATCGTGTCGTATTTAGCTGCTAGAAAGCCATAATTTCCGAAAGGGTATTTGACCCAATAAGTAACACCCTCCAAACACACAGTCCTTAAATTTCTTTTAATGAGATATTCTATACTTTGGGGTTTCGGCTCAGGTATGCTTTTCTTAGCTTTCTCAAGCTGAACGACTACAAATCCAGCTGCAACGAATAGAAGTAAGATCATAGATATTATTATTGTATCGTTTTTTCTTTTTCCCACAATCAAACCTCACATTAAAAGACTAAACAAGATTAGAAACCCCACAAACACCATTTTTTGAAACTCATCGTTTGAATGATAATTCAAGAATATCACAAAGAGTACAAACTGTGCAATTGATTTGAGAATTGGTTTAATCATTTTCCTGTAAAGCTTATCTTCATCTTTTTTGATTTGCTTTTCGATTTCAGTCATCTTAACCCCAATGCTTCCCAAGTAAGTAAAAGAAAAACGCACATAGGATTATAGAGAAAAAAACTGCTAAAAATATTGCTTTTAACAAACAACTGTTTGCATGGTGACTTCTGCTATTCATCTTCGCTCCATTCATCACATTCATACTCGTCACATGTATTTGTTGGTTTTGTGTCTCTAAGATAGTCATGTAACATGCATTGATGTGGCTCTCCAGTAATTTCATTACAATATCTTTTACAGTGCTCGCAGCATTTTGCTTCTTTTATTTCAGACATTTTTTTCCTTCTTCCAAAACATGCATAGCCATCTGATACAGAAAACCATTACCGTCTTTTAAAACTTTTAATAACTGTGTTTTTTCTTCCAAATAAATTTTAGCAAAACCAATATCATGTTTAACTATAGATTGTGTATTGTGTATCAAGTCTGCAAGCTTAATAGACTTTCCCAAATGACTAGCTTTAGCTAAATGTTCCAAGTCTTTTTGCTTTCTAACTTTTCTGTTCCCATCGCTTGGTTTAGAAACATCAGTAACTTCTAGCACTAATTTAGCTACACTATCACCAAAAAGGCATTTGATTTCATCTATGGTTGTGTCTGTGTCTTCAATAACATCATGCAACACCGCAGCTATAACAGCATCTGGTTCTAGCATATACGCTTGGCATAGCATTGCTACAGCCATAGGGTGTGTTGCGTAATCTTCTCCTGAGTATTTTCTTTTCTGTCCTCTGTGCGCTTCTATACAAAAGTCTATCGCACCAAATAATTTTATAGTCATACATCATTCTCCCATTCACTATTAAAAATAACATCTTCATCATGATTTTCTCTATGTTCGTGACTGTCACAAATATAAGAGTGATCTAAATCATATCCGTTCTTATATCCAATTTTATGAACATCACAATACTCTGCTACTTCTAAAAAAAATTTACAGTTTCCACAGCATTTAGCTTCTTTTATCTCATTCATTTGATTCCAACACTTTCTTTAAAACTTCTTTACACATCTCAATATGGCCATTATAAGACCTTCCCACGCAACTGTTAGGAGATGACAGCGATACATCTTCTGATATCACTTCAACTACTTCTAGAAGTTTAACAAAGTTTTCTTCGCAGCACTTAGCTTTCTTTATTTCAGTCATTGTATCAATCCATAATATTCATTATCAAAAATATAATATTCATTACAAAAGTTGCTAAAAAACCTAAATTAAAAATACGATCTGCCATTTCTTTATGTATTTTCAAAGTAACTAAGTAACAAATAAAAGTAAAAAAACATGTGCTAGAAACACCCATAAAAAAATAATGAATCGGCTGTATAGCTAAACAATCATTCATCTTCATCCTTCCAATCACCACATGAATAAATCATTAAATCCCATGAATCTAAAATCTTCTTTTTAACAGGACACCAATAATGACTACCTATTTTATATTTTATTGCACATGTCTGACAACAATCAACATCATTCATCTTCATTCCATTCGTGCTTGTCGCATACTTGGCAGCAATTTACATTACGTTTAAATTTTAATTTACATTCAGCTTCATAATCGTCAAATGGATCAGCCCACCAAAACTTACACGTCCCACAGCATTTAGCTTTCTTAATCGACATAGAAAGCATCCTTTTCGTGTGGTTTATGCTCTTTACAAATACTAGTTATATCCAAAGCTTTATCGTGCTTTTTACATTTACCAGTTCTTTCCATTACACCAGAAAAATAAGAAGCATCAAAAAATTTACAATCTTCGCAGCACTTAGCTTTCTTGATCTTATTCACAACATTACTTTTCACTTTCTTAAAGGGATAACCACCTTCTTCAACCAAGGATACACTATAAATTTCAACATTTTTTAATTCAGGCATAACACTTTTCCCATTTATTCTTCCACACCCTTCGCATGGATGAGATACATGATTTAAACACCCAGCATGTTTACCACAAGGCTCTCCGTCTTTTAATTTACTCATTTTCATTAATCCTATCTTGCAAATCAGTCATAGCACATTCACCATCGTCACCATTTTGCAAACCACAATCATCACAACCAATTTTATTACATGTATTTATGATTAAATCTTTTAGTCTCACATCTAAATCTTCACTCACTCCGCACCCACCTTTTACACTCCATCATAGACCACACCGAAATTTTATGCGATTTACAAAACCCCTGTTTTAATCCAGTTATTTTGCAGTGATCACAAGACCAGCATTTTTTTAGGATTGGGGTCATTCGCATTGCTCCCATGTTTCTGGATGTTTTTCTTCAATCCATTCTACAACTTTCACACTTGAACTTGGATTGTACTCTTCTTTGCTTTTATAACTTCTACCTGTGTATAGAGTATGGAAATCATCACTTTCATGCCAAACATGCTTAGGCCGAAACCAACTGATAATTTTTGGCTCTGGTTTGTACTCTTTGAACATCTGATCTACAAAATTAAAATTAATTGTTATACTTGACACTATTCCTGTTTCTATATCCTTTAAACTATGTTTTCCATGAAATTCATCGTAATAAAAAACTGTATCTTTATCTATTTTCTCACCTAAAAATTTCTTCCCTTCCTTTTCAGCTAATTCCATAGCTGTTTGGAAATTAATATTATACTCGTTTTCTACAGTCTTAAATTCATCCACTTTAATCACTCCATTTTCTGTATGACCTGTTAAAATACCTGTTTTGTCTGTTCCGTTTGATTTGTCTATACTAACGTAGTATTGTACTACATTTCCAAAAATACCACACTGATGACAACTTGGAGGATTACTTGCTGAAAGCATTTTTAAATTGCATTTTAAACACATGTAATTTGCATATGCGTCTTTTTCTTTTATATCGTCGTATGTTTTTAATGGATATTCTGGAAAAAATTTATCATTAGGCGAAGTACTGTGAGTAATAGTAGCATCGAAATGTGCATAAATATATTGCGTTTTCACTCCCATTAACTTTGTTTTGTATCCCATTTTTTTTAATTGATCTAATATATTATTTGTTAGTTCAACATCACCACCAACCTTAAATTTCATGCTTTTTAATTTAGTCATTTTTTCCACCTTTATTTTTTCAACAGGATAATAAGCACCCGTTGGCCCGATAAATTCAAGCTTACCAACTGATAAGCCTCTCTTGTTTAATATTTTAGTTGCTTTCTCAATTGCCTTGTGGTGGCTGCTACCAGTCTGACAATGAAGATCCATTCCGCTTTCATCATATATGAAAAGTGACACATTGTGCTCATGTCCATCATAATTTTCTTTAAAAAGAATTTCAGTTTTCACAATTCTCCCTCAAAGCCCAACCAAAACCAACGCAATCAAAACAATCACGCTGGCTAGGATTGAGACTAGTAAACATATTATTAATTTTATGATTATTTGCATTTGATTACAACCACCTCCCACACGCACTACAAACACACCCCATACCCTCTAAGCCTTTGCACCACTCGCATTTTGATTTTGTTTTAATCTTCATCATTTTTAGCCTCTGAATTAAATACCTTGAACATTGCTCTTTCAATTTCATCGTGTGCTTTTTTGATTGTTTCGTATAGCTCGACACTTTTTGATAGGCTTTCATTATCTAGTTTTACAATCTCATGTTCTTCTCTTGTGAAATTGTAGTTGTTAGTTTTTATTTTATACTCAAACCCTGCTCTAGTTAAGCAATCAGTGATAGAATATATTTTTCCTCGTTCTATAAAAATATTAGAGCCTCCATCATTTAATTTACAATAAACAACTTCATTCATTTCAAATTTGGGTTTTTTTTCTTCGTCCATTTTTGTTTCCTTTTCGTCTTCACTATTATAATTACAATTACTACACCATTCATTATCATACCATTCAGTATGCACTTCGTATATTTCACCGAATTCGCATTTTTTACAATCTCTACCTGTTGCTTCACCGTTTTCACAGTATTGACAAGGCGCATTATCTACGCTACAATAACAACTCATTTTTAACCTTTCCTAATTTCACTAACAATATATTTTTCGATATCATGCAAAGTATCTTGCACGAAAGCTATTTTGTTTTTTTCTGTTTTTAAGCTATCTAAAATCGCTAACTCAAACAACGCTACGAAACTCAAAAGTTTTACTTCTGGATTCCTTGTTGTACTCGCCATTTCATCGTAAACGTCTTTTGCTTCAGTTCTACAATATTCTATAATTTCCCTCTTAAAAAGCATTATTTAACATTCCTATTTCTCTGCGTTTTTCTTGTAAAACTCTTGTTTCCATTTAAAAGCTACTTCTACAGCATTAATCAAATCTTCTTTTCCTGCTATTTGAACAACCCATTTGTTTTCCACAGTAATAGCTGTGTGATGTTTTTTTTCAACTCTTTTTGCTTTTACAATATAACCATTATCACATTGTTCTATTGTTATTTCTGCCATATCAACCCTTTCTGTTTAATAGCTCTTCCCTTAATTGTTTTATTACTTGATTTTTTCTTTTTATAATATCAATAAGCTGATCCATTTCTTTTTTTATCTTACTACCATATGTTGATAGATTGTATTCTAATTCATGCTTAACTCTCGCTTCAACTAGGTCGCTCATAGCTCTATCAAGCGCTTCATGTTCTTTTTGATTGGGATAGCCTCCACCATGCATATCAACGCACCCCACAAATTTGTTTAACAGTCTTAAGCCCAAAAAATTTCGAGTGAATTTCTTGCACAGATTCAAGTTCGAGTGCATTCCCAAACACTGATTTAGAAGCGTATTTATTCATAACAAATACCTTTGCATTCCTATCTAAAACTAGGTAAGTACCGTTTGGATGTGGCTCGTATGATTCAATATTATCCCAACTAATATTTATGTTTTTAGTATTAAATATAGTAATTCTCTTTTTATCTTTGATTTTTGTTGAGGCAGTTACTGTTACTAGTTTGTTTATTTTTTTCATCGCCTTTCCTTTTCAATTCAAAGTCCAATTTCTTCTCATTTCGAAGCTTCTTATAATCATCTGTCGTGATCCCAAGTGTAGCAGCTACATACGCGATTTGTAGGGCTTCATTAATATCGTATACTCCGATCATCGTTAATTTCGATTGCAGCGTTATGCGTTCAAGTATCTTTGTTACTGATTTCATTTGCCATCCCTTTCAATTCCTTAATATGATCATAAACAAGCTTGTCGATTGATCTAAAAATATCACCAGATTTTTTTTCTAATTTTAAAACGCAGTCTGGGCATACGAATTTTTTGTGGTTGTGAGTATTTAGATTGTCCCAAGGTTTTTTGGAGTGCTCAAACCCATAAATGGCAGTACATGTGTAACTATAATGCGTATTCGGTTTTTCTTCTGAAATATTGCATATATAGCAATTTCGATCTGATTGTGATTCGGTCATTCATAGCTCCTCAATGAAATAGATGTGCTATTTTAGTTTAACTAAAAAAATTTGTAAACAATTATATAGCGATAAATTGTAGCTTGTTTTTCTTAATATAATCAAGTGTTTACAAATTAGATTAAATTAAATTGTACAATGTTCGATAAGTGTATTATAACAAGGCAGAGAGATTGTTAACTCAAACCGAAAGGAAAATTATGTACTACTCAACTTTAGATGATTTATGTAAGCATATCAGATCAACTAGTTTTTTTAATTGTAGCAAAATAATAACAATCAATAATCGAGATTATGACATTGTTAAAAAAGGCAGCTATTACGAGGTTAGGCACTTGTTGGAAGAAGGCGGTATAAAATTAGTTGCAAAAATTGAGGTGGTATAATGTTAAACGCAAAAAAAACACTAAATATTGATGAAGCAAGAGAATTTTTAAATGACAATCTGAACAGCACAAAATATGTGGATATATACATAGATTATCTGGATGGTATTAGATCAGAAAAAAAACTAGATTGGGCTGATGAGAATGAATTAGTTGAATCATATAATCATTTTATTGGATGTTTAATAGACGAAGATGAAATAAATCGTGATGATCGTGAAAAGTATGAATTAACTAATTAATAAAATGAAAGGTCACAACATGGAAACTAACAAACTAAATTTTTCACTAACTGAACGCCTACAACAACCACCAGTCGTGATAAATAAAAAATGTAAATGTTGTGGCACCGATATCAAAACTACAAACACAAACTACAAATACGATAGCAATGATAACATTTGGTATAATTGCGATTGTGGATCAACTGGATTAAAAAAAAGGAGTGATAATGACAAATCTAAATGAATTTTATAAAAAAATGTACACTTTATTCGACAATAAAGAACTAAAAAAGAATTTGATTTTTATTGAAACAGAAATAGCCGTTTTAAAAATGTGTCGAGACAATGATTTAGAAACAACAATACAAAATCTTTGTCTGAAAGCAACAGTTTTGAAAAATTTGATTGAAGGTGAGCTATAATGAAAAACAAAAAGATCAAACACATAAGAGGCCCACTCGACGCACCCAAAGTAACGTGGGATAGGCTCAAATCTTTGTCTGAGGACACAGGTAAGCCTATGCAAGAAATCCTAAGAATGATCGTAGACGTTGGTATTGACAACTACGAATCATTTGAGAAACAACACGATTTAAAAAGCAAGTTCAATTGCGCTTAATCTCGCTTTCAACGCCTTTTCTAACAACTTTATTACATTCGTCTTGCACGACCTTTAACCTCGATCTAAACGTGGTTTTAGGCTCGTGTGCTGTTGCTTTCTTGAATACAAGCTTTCCATTATCGTCGTAAACTTTCAGATAGAATTTTTTTGATTTAATGTCGTTGAATGGGATTATTTTCATTTTTATTTTCCATGCAATATTTGTTTATAAATTTCTAATGATAATCTTTGTGTCATGAATGGGGGTACTGACATTCCGCATATATATTTTGCTTCAGCATCATTTTTAACTAAATAATCTTGAGGGTATGATTGCAATATAAAACACTCATGTTTTGATAACCCCCTAGGTGTCTCATTACTCCAATATTGATAATCTTTTGATGTAAGTGTTCCAACCGGTTTATGTTTTGGCAGTTTAGTCTGACCAAACAAAGAACCCTTGGGGTGATATTTTGAAAAACTCTCACCCGGTAAACATTGCTCCCAATATTTAACCATTGAACTTTTTGAATAATCTTTTCCTTTGTAGTTTATTTTTTCAATACTTGAAAACGCTTCTAATACAGAAATTTCTTTCTCATCAAAATCAAGCTTCAATTTTTTACCAAGACGGTTAGCCACAAAGAAAGTTCTTTCTCGTCGTTGTGGAACACCCATTTTTGAAGAATTTAAAAGGAATAGCTGTACATTATCATAACCAGCATCTTTTAATCCCTTGAATATTTCTTTCACATAGCCACGAGCATTACCTTGAATGAGCCCTTTAACATTTTCAGCGACAACAACTTTAGGTTGAAGTAATTTAGCTGTTTCAATGAACGTGAAGAATAAATCGTCAAGAACTTGTTTGGCTTGTCCTTCACGAAATTTTTTTTCGACTCCCCATTTTTTTTCTCTTGATCCAGCCATAGAAAAGCTAGAACATGGTGGTGATCCATCAAGTATATCTAAATCAAATAATTCATCAGGTATTTTTTCACGAGGTAATTTATTAAAATCACCTACCCCCATTTTGAACATATATTTAGGGTTATGATTTTTAACATAGATATTTTGCATTTCTGGGTCAATTTCAACCCCTCCTAGAACATCATACCCAGCTAGTTTATAGCCCATAGTTGAACCGCCACCACAGCAAAAGCATGATAGAACTTTTTTATTAAGTTTTGGAGCTCCTAATTTTCCACTTTTCAAATCTTTTAAAAACCACGGGCCATTAACTAGCTTTGGATGTTTCATATTTAACCTTTCTTGTTGTCAAACTCGAATCCACATTTAGGGCATTGATTATCAAATTTACTGAAATCATCTTCTGAAAATTCTTTAGCTCCGTCAACATTATCATCTTTAGTTGAATCAATTGACTGTGTATCACCCTCAACACTAAAATCAATATCCAACTCACTCAAAAACCCAGCATCAAACCCGATATCATCTAAGTTGAAATTGTCTTTGATATCGTCTAGCTCGATTTTTAATAGGTCTTTATCCCAACCTGTACCAAACTCAGCTAGGCGGTTGTCTGCAAGCACGTAAGCTTTCTTTTGGGCTTCTGTTAGGTGGTCTGCAATGATGCAAGGAACTTTAGTTAGTCCAAGCTTTTTTGCGCTTTTGCTTCTGCAATGACCAGCAACAATTCCAAAGTCTTTATCAATCACGATCGGGTTAATAAATCCAAATTCTTTGATGCTTGACGCTACCTTTTCAATCTGTTCTTCACTATGAGTTTTTGCGTTGTTGACATAATCAATTAATTTCTCAATATCAACTAATTCAATCTTAGGCTGTTTCACTTCCATGTTTACTACCGTCCTTTTCTTTTTTAAGTTGTTCTTCTTCCAATTCACCTATAGTTTTTTGCGCCTCTTCACTAGCATAAAATTCATCTGGGTTTGATCCGTCTAGTGTTTGTAGCACCGTAAATGCAGCGTCAAGAGCTTCATCACTATCCATTAACTTTTTCATTGCATCACGTTTTTCGTCTATTGAAAGTACGTGTTGATGCTCTATCGTACCACTCACATTACTATCAACGCTTCCTTGGTGCGTGACTGTTGTTTGTGCGTTGTTCCAGTGTTTTCTAAACCTTTGGGATAGCATAAACCTCGCAGCGTTCCAATTAGCTTGTGCTTCCTTTGCGACGATCTTGACATAGTGTGTTTCGCTTTCTGCTTCTGCCATTGATATGGCATCATAAAATTTTTCATAGATCTGATTTATTTTTAATTTTTCTTCGTATGTCACTGCATCATCTTTAAGCCTAGCACCTAGTCTCATCCATGATTTGTAGGCTGAATAACTGATATTGTTCATTAAGCACGCTGTCTCGATAAACGAGCCCATACGAATGTATTTAGTAACACCCTCGATAATCTCATGTGTGCATTTTGTGGCGTAAACAGTTTCTTTTTTGACTTCTTTGGCTGGAACAACTTCTCCAAAAAAATCAACCATCTTTTGTTTTAGCTCAGTACGATTAGCTGTTGGCTTTTTAACCTTCTTACGTAGGTTTTCAATCCTTTTTCCTTCTTTATCCCCAGCTGCTTTTATTTGTTTATCAGTCAACTCAGTTTTAATAACAGGTTTTTCCACAATCTTTTTTTTAATTACTTTTTTCTTGACAATTTTCTTTTTAATCACCTTTTTTTTGGTGGTAGTTGTTTTTTTGTTCGGTTCTTTTTTTTCTTCAGTCATTTTTAATCAGCTTCCACAATTAGCCAAGGCCCACGTTACAAACCAGCATACAAAACCGATTGTGAAGCCTGTTTTGATTGATTCGCATCTACGGGGTTTATCGTCGTTCCAGATGAAATAGAGAATTAGCCCTACCACTGGTATTAAAAACCCGATTAAAGCCCACAGAAATCCACCATGGTCGTTGTCAAAAGTTGGTTTCTCGTTCATTTATTCACCTCCTAAATGTTTAAGTTTGATACAACGATTGTACTTTAGATTAAACTAAATTGGAATGATGAATTTTAGGCAAGAAGAAACCGCTTATCATGGGTGTTATAGCACCTAAAGCGGCTTCTAAGAATACATCAGCTTTTCTTGTTTCATTTTAGCTCTTTGGCTCAGTGTCGTCAACTATCAAGCTAGGATCACTCACAATCGGCTCTAACTCTGCAATCAATTGATCTTGTTCTTTATTCAATTTCTTCATCTTAATCGTGAACCTTGCAGATGTGATCTTCTTTTGATGGAATTTCATTAATAGCAATTTCCCATCACTTACGATTTCTTGTACTCTCAGTTGCTTTGTTTTGAAGTCTGATAGTTTCATTTTCACCTCTATTTAATTTTTTTTGTCTGGGAACCACTCATTTTTCCAGTCTTTGATCAACAGTTCTTTGTTGCCATCAGGTTCTAATTGTTTTAATCCAATAATGCTCCCACATATATTGTCCTTGTCAAGTACTGCATAGATATACTTACCATTTATATCTGTTATTTGTTCTACTTCAAAAAAGTTTAATAATTTAAGAATTAAATCAGTTCCAGCAGCGCAACCAACTCGCCTTTTTTTCTCTTTGTCGTATGTATCTAAAGCATAACCACCAAAACCTTGGTGAGTACCACCATAATCTAAACCGATTGAAAATGTTAATATCCTGTGATCTTCTAATCCAAAAAATACACTTTTTACTTTTGCTACTTTGTAAATCATCCTTCAGTCTCCCATTCTTGTTTTTCTATTTCTTCCAATAATTCATCAACAATATAATTGGCCATTGCTACATAATAAGGAAGCAAAAATATATGTTTAATCATTTCTCACCCACCGCTGTCCATTCCGTTTTCGGTTTTCCATTCGTGTTTGTCGCAATCATCTATAGGCGTTGGCGCTTTTCCCATGTCTAAATCACATCCTTGGTTTTCATCACAACACATTGAATCAACATCTTTCGTATCGTAAAAATTACACGTCCCACAGCACTTTGCTTTCTTTATTTCAGTCATTATCTACCTTTCCAATAAATCTTCTATTTTGTTTAGTATGATATTAAATGATTGAGTTATACCTTTCGCTAACCTTAGCGTTTCCTCACTATATTGATTTGGATATTTTTGTATGATACCTAAGTGTGTCCCACTGCAAAAACCACACAATAGTGGAGATCCTTTAGTTGTCCACGTATTTTCACGATCTACTGTACTTGTGCATCTTGCACACTCTACAAATTCAGTCATACAAATACTCCATCTCTTCAAGCCAATTTAATACTTCACGTGCATAAATATTTTTACGTGACAGACAACAATGTTCTAATATAGATGTAAAAATGTTCTTATTTCGCTCTTTAGTCAGCGCCCACCATTCTTGTTTAGTCATCACCAACACCTAGGGTTAAAATTAATTTCACTATCTCGAAACTCTGGCTCAGCCAACATCGGCATGAAAGCTGCTCTAACGGGTATTTTAAAAACTTCATCTTCATTCATTAATTCGTCTGGTATAGCGCCCTCCAAGTTAAATTTAGCTATAGTTATCGGGTGAGCTAAAATATTATGAGTTGGTGGTTTTGGAAGCGATTTCATTACTTCGTTTAGCGACTCGATTGTGAACACTTTAGCGTTTTCTTTTATTGGTGCGGTCGTAGTTGTGTTCAATACATAATCAATGAAATCAGCATCTCTTTTTAATTTTCTTCTTTTCTTTCTATACAAGTCTTTTTTTCTCTTCACACCGATCCACCTTTGATATTATCGTCTACAATAACAAAACTAACACTCTGGCCTCTAATTTCACTAGGCTTAGGCTTATATTTTCGTGTCGTTCCTTCTCTCAGTTTATCTATATACCATTCATTAAACTTTCTTCTTTTAGTTTGAAGTGCTTTTTTGCGTTGCCTTTTATTCATCGTCTTGCCTCAGAAGAATCAATTTAAACTTAGAACATTTTATTTTTTCTTGCAATTCATCATGATGCTCTATGCCTTCCCATTTCAACTCTTTACACCATACATGAGAGTAACCACCATCAATAGATGAACCACCCAAATGAGAGCAACACGCACAACATCTACACTTGTTCTTTAACTTCTTCTTGCGTTGTCTTTTATTCACGTTATCCAACCACCTTTCATATTTCGACCGTCTGATGGGTCTGGAGTCGGGGGAGGTATTATATTTTCTTTTATTTGTGTTTGTTCACCATACAATTCCTTTTTAATAGCATCCAATTCCATCTTAGCTCTATCTAACGAAAGATCAACCAACCTAATAGCTATTATTTTTTCATGCCACGTGCCTATTGGTTGTGTCCCTATATCTTTAAATTCAAATTTTGGGAAAGGAAACACTTTAAGTCTTATTTTAAGAGCGTGATGAGTTATAAGATTTCTTTCTCTGATAGATTTCGGTATCCCATCAGAACCACAAATCATACGGTCATACTCTTCGCACTCAACATGGTACATAAGCCAAAGCATAAGCCTGAATTGACTATCTCTAGTTGGTTTAGCAACCCTTGTTGGTATTGGTTTTCAAAAACATTATCACTCATCACTAAACCCCTTCATTGTGATTTGCACATTTGGTGGTATCGGCTCTAATTTTGACAAATAATCGGGCGTTTTATCTGTTATCAAATCAACGTTACCAATTCGGACATGAGGCAAAACATGGCTTAACTCACATTCGTCAACTGCACATGAGTTACCTTTTTCGACACAAATAAACTTACCTGTTTTAAACTCAAAAGTATCATAGCCGATTTTTATTCTAGCTCCATTGCCTCGATGAGCTAACCAGTGCAAGAATAATTTTTGTCTATCATCTTCATTTACCATTATCAAACCCCTTAGCCAGAAACTCGAAATCTTTGCGGCATAGCTCTAGGCATTCTTTAGCTGTTTCCTCTAATTCAAAGTAAATAACAAAATGAATCTTCATTGTAGTGTTAGCATCAATACACAAATCTCGATCTATTCTTATAAAATAGTTCGCTTGATCCTTTTGAAACTCATACCTAAACCCATGTAGTTTATCAGCCGTACGTTGGATTCTTTGGCGTGCTTTCCATGCTTCAAAATCGTAATCTCTTAAATCTAAACCATAAGCATTAAACTCATAGCAATTAGCTTTATATAAAGGGTCTTCTCCATCTGTTGCAGTATCAATATAATAATACTCATCGACAACACAGTCTTCACCAAGTTTAGGAACCCACCAACTAAACTCTGGCTTTTTGTTTATCTCTTCGAGTTTTGCCTGTAGTTCTTTTTTTTGATCGTCTATGTCTGATAAAGCTATCGCAGTTGTTTTCAATATATCTTGATATCTTTCAAAGTTAATCTTGTTTTCTTTCAGTTTGTATTCAATTTCTTGTTTATTCATTTCTTGTTCCTTGTTGTGTATCTTATTTCAACATTGAATTCTTCACCACAATCATGACACTCCATAGAAGGATCAATACTAAGATCAATCTTGTCTATTTCGTCAATGTCATCCTGTTCAGTATGACAATATGGGCAAATTGGATTTTTTTTATCCCTGTGTGTTCCCATTTGCTAATTCCCTCACTCGTTAAGTTCTCGCACCGCTTTTTAGTCTCTCGATTTCTTGTTCTAGTCTCTCGATTTCTTGTTCTAGTCTCTTATTCTCATCATATAGAGAACCTATTTCTTTGTGTTTTTCATTAATTAATTTATTCTGACTACATCTAGCATCCCACACACCTAAACAATATGCACCGATTACAAAAGCTATAGCTAGAAGAACAAATGTGATATCACTCATCTATCTCAACCTTCCCCTTTCCACCATTAAAACTCAATACAAATTCTTGATTACAATAATTACAAGAATGATTCTTTATTGGATCAAAATTCTTGTTTATTGAACACATCTCTAGCATTCCACATTTACAATAAAACTCTATATCTATATTATCAACTGTGTGCGGTATTGTTTTCATTTCAATAGCCTTTCTTGTTCGTCACACAACTTTATCGAGTCAATACTATTTAATTTTATTAAATTTTTTTCACCAATATCAACAACAATAAAATCAATAGGTATGAATTGATGTTGAACTTCAAATTTTACAACTTTCCCAGACACCATTGAATCGCTTAAATAATAATGAAAAACAACATAATTTCCCAAGTTTATTTCTTGACCGATATGATCTTTCATTTGCATACCCCTCATGTTTATTTAGCAAGTTTTTTATTTAAAATTCTGTTAGAAGTTAAACTAATACAAAAAATATTTCGACAATCCAAAAAATAATTTTTATCGTCTTGTTCTAATCTGACTAACCCTTTTGCTTTCAAATTCTCAACTATATTACTGTAAAGAGCTTCTGGGTCTTTTTTCAATTTTATTTGGTTCGTCTTTCCGTCATTATATTCGATTAAAATTATGTTTTTCATTCTATGACCTCCATTGGTCCATAAGGTGTTTTGATGTATTTCTTTTTATTGCTTTTAGAGCGCCACTCTCCGCACCAAGTTTTATGTTTTACTAATGGGAAAGTATTTCTTAAATAATCTGATTCTTTTTCTATATTTATACTTGGTGGGTATCTCTGACACGCTCCATTTATACCTTTAAACCATTCTTTGGCCAATTCTGAACTTTGTTTTAATGATTCTAGTGTTCGTGTGTTTATTTCAATATAAAATTTACAATTCTCGCAGTTTTCTTCTAGCTCTGCTTCTGCTTCTTCATCACACTCTAAGTTTTTTCTACGAGCGAACTCAATTATTATTCCTTCGAACAGCGATGTTTCAATCGGGTCTTTTTGATCCAAACAAAACAAACCCCAGCCCGTGCCTATTTTTCTTACTTTGTATTTTTCAGTCATTTCAATCCTTTTGTTTAGAGGTATAAGTAACGTCAACATCCCTTGTGTATTCAAAATATTTTCCGCACTTGCCACAATGTTCATCTTGGTTGTCGTCTGCGTATTCCCAACTATCTGAAAACTCGTATCCACAATATGGGCATACAATTTCATAAGTGCATTCGTGATCAATTTCAGTCATCTTTATTCACCTCACTTTCTTTTGTTGGGTGACTATCACTTTTCCATTTATCTTCTAATTCGTGATCATCACAAAAATCAACTGGGTCGACAAAATAATTAAATACTGAACAATATGGCTGCATAAATGTTGGGTCTTCTTCCATTATTTTAGGAGTAGCATTTTTGCAGTATGCGCATATCCAAAGTTTACATCTCATATTTATCCTTTCTTCACGAATCAAATCCAAACAATTTCAAAAACAACTGTGTTTCTGTAAGTTCTGGGTTAGTGTATCTTACGTACAAAGAATAGAGCGAGAACAAAGCTAGTGAAGTTAGAATCAATTTGTATTTTTTACTCATACTCAACCTTTCTTCATTTTTTCAAGATATTCAACAAATATAAAAACATTGGTTACAAGCGGTATTAATGTACCAAATGAATATATCCCTTCTTCAGCGAATTTTTTAGCTGTCATTATTATTTGTTGACCATGTTTTTTTGCGATATTATCAACTTTAGATTTATTAAAAAGATATTCAGGACAAATTAATGTTCTAACATAAATCTCTAAAACAGCGTTAGGTGAGCGATGGAAAGCAACAGCCATTTTCAACAAACTATCAACCATCTCTATTACTCTCGTCGTTCTACCCATACTCAACCTCTATACAGCTATCTTCAGTAGCATAGCCAACAGCTATCATATGGTCTTTGAGTTTTATTTCTGCGGTATTTCTTAGCGTAATCATATCATATACACCTGAAATATCTTTGATCAAAAAAGTAAGTAACTCACCATCATAATTAAATTTGAATACAATTTCTTCTTTTTCATAAACTCGATATGATTCCAAAAATTTGACTGTTATTTTCTTGTCCATTTTTAGCCTTTCTTCATTTCTCAATTACACTCTTAATAAACTTAAATATCTGTTGCGATGCACCTTTTTTAATAGCTTTTATCTTGTCACTATCGCCTGTAATCTGTTCTTCATCTATTAAATCGTGTACATAATCTTTGACTATATCCTTTAAGCTTCTTGGGTATTCTCTAATATACTTTTCATCACGAGAAAGAAGTTTTTCTAAACGCAATAGTTGACATAGATGTGAATAGTCTACAAATTCTTTTTTGTTGATACCTTTGTTGATACCTTTGTTTTTTTGCCATTTTGTTTCTTCATTATCAAAAACATATTTTAATTTTTGTTCACCAACGTCAACAACAACACCCTCTGGCCTCATAAATCCTTTGACCAGCTTAGATCCATTGGTTTTTAAATCGTCCATACAATCATTTATTTTATTAAAGTCAACATTACCATCATACAAAACAGGTACTTTCATAACGTGACTAGGTGGTAATACATTATCTTTAAATAAATACCATTCAAAAGAGACAAAATACTTATCATCTAGTCCTTCGCTTGAATTAATGCCTTTCCCTGCCCATTCTCCGTAGTGAATACCCTCACCGAAAAACATAGCCAGCTCTAATTTGTTGTCGTTCACAAATCTAGCAAAACCAAAATTATCGTCACCAAGATATAATACCCTAGACCTAGAGCCTGCTTTCACATCATATATAGGGTTTTGATCGTCGCCTATATTATTAATAATTATCTGTGCATTTGACCCATGTATTTTTTGGGTGATAGACATCCTTACATTATGTTTTTTATAAATTTTAGGGTATTTTTTGAAAATATACTGTGCTTCACTCATGCTAAACCTTCCATTTTAATTAAACTAAACTATCATACTTTAAAGGTCAATCCAATGCACCAACTTTTTGCTTTAACTCATATTTTAAATCACTTAGAGTTTGATTGTTAGATGCCTTAAATTCATCAACCTTTTTTTGATGTTCTTTATCGTTAGCAAAATTGCTTCTCACGTACATAGCTTGTTCTTTGATGTCTTCACTAGATGCTTTAGTTTTAGGGCTGTGGTGTTCGATATTATGGTTTATTTCGTCTACTTTTTCTTGAGGTAGTTTTGATATGCGATTAGAAAGATTAGCTGCACATTGTTGCACCGTTATTTTATCATCTGCCAAGCTTTGATACAGCGAGAATAAGCCCTCCTCGGACGTGAAACATACTAGCTTAGGGTCACCCACGAAATTAAGTATCAGATCACGTTTTTGACGTATATTGATACGCCCGAATTTTCGCGCAGCTTCCGATAATCTTGTAGCCAGTGTTACCGATAATTGTTTGGGAGTTGTTGTCTCGATTCCCATCTCGTTTTTTATCTCGTCAATGGTGGGAAATCTGGTTGTCTTTTTTGCTATTTCTTCGAGTGCTTTATTCACATTATCAAAGTTATATTCAGACAAATTTTTAGCATAAAATGCAATAGTATAACTCTCTACTTCACGACTGCATTGTTCGCCAAGAAAAGTCATTAAATTAATAAATCTTTTTTTTCTTTCTTCAGCTGCATTAGACATGTCATTGACCCCCTTCTGTTTTTCCTGAAATTTTGCATTGAGCTTCCCTTTCTTCTGGCAAGCTGAAGACACTATCATCCAAAGTTGAAACTGCTTTTGCAATCGTATTAAAATTGTGTGATTTTCTCTCTATTTGTTTTGCATCAATACTAGTCCGAATATTGCCAGTATTCATTTGAGTTTTTAAGCCACTGGCATCTGATAAACAAGTTTCAAACTTATGGTATGTATCGACGTAAAATCTTTTATTGTGACTTAAATAAAAATTAACAACATTCATTGCAGTTTCAAAACCGATTTCTTTGATCAAATTTGCTGCTGTCTTGAAATCTCTACTTTTGTTGGCTGGCGTGTCTCCATATCGATTGAGGTAAGCATTTCGATATTCTGTCACAACCTTAAAAATCTGATCTGGACATTGTTTGCTTTTTGCACTTTTCTTCGTTGTCTTCTTTTTGACCACTTTCTTAGATATTTTCTTTGTAGTTTTTTTATGCATCGATTCGGGTGGTGGGTCTGGTTCGATTATTTCGGTGGGGAAGTATTCTTGGTTATCGGTGTCGTCTTCAGAACGGCCTTTTAAATCGTTTTCTAAATTTTTGTGAGGCTTTGTATTATTTTTCGTTTCTGTTGTGTTGTCGTTTGAGTTTTCGGCCTCTCGTGTTGCTTTAGGCTCCAACTTTTTGCGGACAGGACAAACCTCATCAAGTTTGGCGAGAAGTGCTTCCCTGTCGAGTTCGGTTTGTGTGGGTTCATATGTAGTGGGCTCGCTTTGGGGTGGTTGGTTTTCAAAATTTTGATTGCTTGGAAAATCATCATCGGTTTGTTCGGGGTTCGACAAAGCTTGCGAGTCGAAAAATTCAACATGTTCAAAATCTTCATCAGTCGGTGGTGGAATTTCTGGTTCTCGATTCTCAGAATTTTTTTGGAATACAGTAGGTTTACCTACTGTTTGATTTAATTGATTTACTTTATTATCTTTATTAGGGGCACTTACCGAACTGTTTTTATTAGGGAAAGTAGTGTTGCTAGTACCTTCACTAGTACCTTCACTAGTACCTTCACTAGTACCTTCACTAGTACCTTCACTAGTACCTTCACTAGTACCTTCACTAGTACCTTCACTAGTACCTTCACTAGTACCTTCACTAGTTGTCCGCAAACTGTCTTTTTTATTCCAGTATAGCGATTCTTCATTTAATTTCGATGGTTTATCTTGAAAAACATCGTACTTCACTAGTTTGTAAAGAGTTCCTTTGTTGTATCTTGCTACTTTTTTGATCGTTCCCTCTTCAATAAGAATTTTTAATCGCGAATAGACTAAATTTCTTGAGAAACCAGTAGATGATTCAATCTCTGTGCTGCTTATAAAAACATCTCCACGGTCAAGATAAATAGTCTTCCCGCCTATAATTCTTTTGCGTTTTTTAAATTCAGCAGCATCAATTAATGTGTTTAAAATTTCTCTAGCATACCCATCACCATATAGTTTCGATTTTGGCTTGTATGTTTTTTTTGCAACTTTGAAATATGGAACTACTTCATCACTCATTATAAAATACCTCTCCATGAATTTAGTTTAACTAAAATTACAGTAGAAAATAAATTTGAATTGATTTTTCGCACAAGGTGGGCTTAAATAATGAAAGCCCAGCCTTGGGTGAAAGCTCATCAAATAGATGTGTATCTATAAAACCAAGTTAGTG